CCAATTAATACATGGCGAAGTTCAACATTTAAAAATATATCAAAACTTAATATGGGTGGTGATACTATTGATATTGAGAAACCTGATGCTGAAGATGAAAAATTTAAAGATTACGTAAAGGTAAGAGATATTAATCCATTTTTAGATGAATTAAAAAGTTTAAAACCTGGTAATGTATATAAACTAGTATTATCAAATGGTGGTACAATAAGTTTAAATTTAATTGATAATAAGGATGATAGTCTGTTCTTTGAGCATGATGGTTTAACTGGTCCAGCAAAATCATATAGTGATTTAATTAACGCTGAATTGATGCTTGATATTGATTCTAATTCAGTTCAACAAATGGTATCATCAACAACTGATGATGAGAATGTTGATTCAGTATACAATATTACTTTTAAAAAAATAGTTAAAGGTCAGGATGATGAAAACAATAGGTCATATAAAAAAATCTTAATTAAGAATATTATAGATATTGACTTAACTGGTAAGTCAGATAAAGAAGATGGTGAAGAAAAAATGTCTGGTGATACAAAGGATATAAAAGATATATCTGATGAGGAAATTGATGATATGTCACCAGAGGATATAACTAGTATGGTTTTGAATGACCCTACATTTAAAGCTGCATTTTTATCTAAACCAGGATTTTGGAAAAAACTAGTGGGTGGTAAACCTAAAGGAATATTGGCCGCTAAAAAAATATTAAAGAATTTTAATGAATTTGGTGGTAGGTCTGGTGATGATAAAGAAAAAGATTTAGTTGTTGATTTCTTTAAAAATAACCAAGAATATTTTGTACAGTTATTAGATAAAACATTTAGTAGAGGTGAGGTAATATTAGATATTACAAAAAAATATAAAGTTAAAACAAAGAAAAGAACAAATGTTGATGGTGGTGTAACTGTTTTTCTTTACGGTAAAGGATTTATGTTTAAAATAAATTCAATTTACGGTGATACTAAAAATGACTTTAGAGCTACATTAATAATAGATTATAATACCGATAATGAATATCGTGAAAATAGAACAATAAGAGTTACTGACGCTTACTAATTATGGCAAAATACGAATTTGATAAGAAAAAATTTGAGGAGTGGAAACAAGCTCAAAAGGAATCTGCTGAACTTCAGGAAAAGATGAACAGTAACCTTAATGGTTATATGGAAGGTGTTAAAAAATTAACTGAACTACAAAAAAACTTACAATTTATTGAGCAAAAAGTCGCTCAATTAAAAAAAGAACAACTTAAAGCTGAAAATGATTTATTAGAAAATACTAAAAAACTTAATAAAGCAACAGCAGACGGTGATGCTAATGAAATAAAAGCACTTAAAGAAAAGGAAAAAGAATTAAAAAAAATAATTGCAGCTAAAAAAGAAGGTGTAACTATAACTGAACATGAATTAAAGTTACTTAAACAACAAACAGCTGAGTTAACCGAACAAGTAAAACAAACTAGTTTAATTAGTGCTGGATTAGGTTCCGCAGTTAGTTTTTTAGGTAAGGTACCAGGTTTAATCACTAAAGGTTTTGGTATGCTTAAGGGTACTGGAATATTCGAAATGGACAAAGCTATATTAAATGCTAATAAAAGCATGGCTGGTTCTGAAAAAACATTTAACAATCTTTATAATACTATTAAAGATTCTGCTAAAACAACCACAATGTGGGGTGTTGGTGTTAAGGATTTGGCTGTTATGCAACAAGGTTATAGTGAAGCTATTGGAAAGTCGGTGATGTTGACTGAAGATGGTTATAAGGCTATGGCTGGTATGGCTGAAGGTACTGGGTTAGGTAAAGAATTTGCTATTGGTATGGCTGCTGAAATGGATAAATTTAACATTTCAGCTGAAAGGTCTGGCTCAATAGTTGAGATGACTATGAATAAAGCTGCTAAGCTTGGTGTAAATGGTGCTGCTGCATTAAAATCATTACAAAATAATTTAAAATTAGCACAAAAATTTAATTTTAAAGGTGGTATTGCTGGTTTAGCTAAGTTATCAGTTGAGGCTACTAGATTAAAATTAGATATGACAGGTATTGCTGGTATGGCTGAAAAAGTATTTAGACCAGAAGGTGCAATAGAAATGGCCGCTCAATTAACAACAATGGGTGGTGAATTTGCTAAACTTGGTGACCCTATGACATTACTATTTAAAAGTAGAAATGATATGGCTGGATTTTCTAAAGATGTTGGTAAAGCTTCTGCTGAATTTGTTGAATTTAATAAAGAGACTGGTGAATTTAATATTAAAGGTGGTTTGGCTGCTGATAAAATGCGTGAGATATCAAAAATAACTGGTATAGCTGTTGAGGAGTTAAAAGCGATGGGTTCGGCTCAACTTCAAATTGTAGAAGTTAGTAAAGGTCTTAAAAGTGGTATTTTTGGTGAGGAAGATACTCAATTAATAAGTTCATTTGCTAAATTTAAAGATGGTAAATGGAAAATAGAAGCTGGTAGCTTTAGTAAAGATTTAAAAGATTTAAATAAAAATGATATCGCAAGGATTAAAGCTGAGGATAAAACATTACAGGAAAGAGCTGAATTTGGTAGGTCTTTTGATGAAACTATACAAGATTTAATTTTAATGGTAAAAGAAATGTTATTACCATTAGCTAAATCTTTAAGGGAAAATTTTGGTGAAAGAGTTAAAGAATTAGCTAAATGGTTTAATAGTTCAGAATTTAGAGATATGGTCGAAGGTGTTATTAAGGGTGTTGGTGATTTTATAAAATATATTGGTGATTTTATGAAAAATAATCCAATAACGGCGGCAGTTACTGCTGGTGCAGCAATATTTGGTGGTTCTATTTTAAAATATCTTGGTGAGTCAGCAATGTGGTTATTGAATGGTAGATTATTAGGTATGGGATTTAATTCAGTAGCTAGTGGTGGTGGCGGCGGTGGTGGTTCTATGCTTGATATGTTAGATATGGGTGACGGAAAAGGAAAGGGTAAATCAGGTAAAATGGGTAAATTTGGTAAAATCGGTAAATTTTTAAAAGGTCCTGGTGGTGCTGGGCTTGTTGCTGCTGGTTTTGCTGGTTATGATGAATATAGTGAAAATGCTGCAATGGGTATGGGTACTGGTGAAAATATAGGTAGAACTGCATCAAAAGGTGGAGGTGCTGGTGCTGGTGCAATGGCTGGTGCTGCATTTGGGGCATTTGCTGGACCTTTAGGTATATTAATTGGTGGTGCAATCGGTGGTATTGCTGGTAGTGCATTAGGTGAAGAAATTGGTGATGCAATATGGGGTCAAGAAAATATGCGAGATAGTGGTGCTGGTAAAGGTAAAAATAAAGCTGGTGATTTCAAAAGTGTTGGCATGCAAGATGGTATTATGTTTCACCCACAAGATAAATTCTTGAAAGTTAATGATGGTATTACAATTGCTGGAACTCAAGCTGGTGGTAATGGTAAATTAGCTGAAAAACTTGGTGGTGGTGGTTCATCAAGTGAAACAACACATAAATTTAATGATTTAAATATTAAAATATCAGTTGATGCACCTACTGATTCTAAATTTTGGGAAAGTATCGTAAATCAACCAGATATAATGAAAAAAATAACGCAAGGTGTTCATATAAGTGGTGAAGAGGCATCAAGTGGTGGTAAAATTACAGGCAGTGGACCTAAACGAAGAGGTAAATAAATATGTTAATTTTTTGTTAAAATTATAAAAAAAGTTGTTATTTAATAAATAAATCAGTTTATTTACATTGTCTTAAATGGATAAATAATATATTAATATAATATATATATAATAAAGTAATATAATAATATATATAATAATTAATAAAGTAATATATATAATAAAATAATAATATATATTATAATATAATAATTAATAAAGTAATATATATTATAAAAGTTATTTATTTTTTCAAAATTTTTATTACCATAGTATTTATATATAAAGAATTAATACTATGCCAAATTCAATAAATTCACTATCACCTTCCTTTAGGGATTATTTATTACTTAAGAATTTAGTAACAGATACTGTAATTGATAATGGTTTACAATCATTATTAGCTGGAGTTGGTTATCCAGCTGGAGTAGAAACGTTACCAAATGCGGTACAACCGTCAAATAGTATTGATGATACTGGTACTATATATCAAGAATTAAATACTATATTAAATACTTTTCAAGGCACTACTGATGATTACTCTCAAACTAATATTATATTAAATCAATCAACAAATAGTGTAATAGGTAATCAAGGTCTTTATTCAAATTCAAATGAATTATTAAATGGTCAATTTTTAGCTAATGGTAATTTAACTAATAGTTCTGATGTTAGAGAAGGTATGACATCTAAAAATATATATGTTGATATACCTAAACAATCAGTTATTGATTTAAATACACAACCAGTACCAACTTTTCAAAATCTTAAATCATATATTGATGAGAATAATAATTTAAATATAGGTGGACCTAGTACACAAGCTGCCGATATAATCGGTGGTGTTGTAGGTGGTCAAGGAGTTGGTTTTAATTCAACAGGTGGTTTGGTTGCTAATGAAGATATTAGGTCAACTTTACTAGGTAGAGTATTAGGTGCTACTGGAACTATAAATGATACACCTTTAGGTAATATAGGTGGTCAACAATTATTAGCACATGTTGGTTATAATGCTGCATTTGGTTTACAACAAGAAACATTAGGTAGTTTAAATTTAAATCCATTATCATTACTTCAAGGTAAGAGTTTAGTTAATTTAAATTATAGTATTACAGTACCTAAAGGTACAATTGGTAGAATCCTTAACTTTGCTGCAAATATACTTGGCGTTCAATCACCAAAAAGTTTATTAGAAGAATCATCAAGTATTTTTACATTTAGTGATAAATTAGATTATATTGGTCAACCAAATATTAAAAGAGCAAATGAGATGCTTAAAAATTCTGGTAAAGGTCAAGTTCAAACCTTGATTAATCATATGAAAGCTAATACACTTGTGGCAAATCCAGACGGAACAACATTAAGACAAGGATATGCGCCAGGATATGAAGATGATAGAATTAAAAATGGTGATAATACTGGTGACGGTGTAAATTATAATTTATATGCTAGAGGTGATGGTGATGGTGGTATTATAGATTTCTTAAACGGAAAGGAAAATAGTCCAATATCTTCAGGTAACTATGATAGACCTGGACAAATTATAGGTGATGGTTGGGCTGAAGACTATAGAGGTTTTTATGCTAGTTATGATTTACCAGTTTCAGAGTCTGATGCTGAATTAAAAAGAGCTGGTGCAACAATTAAAAAATATAAAGATGCTTTTGGTTGGACTGATGAGTATAACAACACACCAGATAGTGTTAAAGATTTCAATCAAGAAACATTATTCAACAATAAAAAAACACTTTTATATAAAACAAGAAAATTATTTGAAACAAATAGAATGCAAACACTTGTAACAGGTCATGGTGTTAAAGATGATTCTGAATCTCAAATACAAACTGCCGTATCTAGTGTTGGTCGTTTTGTTTCAAAAGGTAGTGGTGTATTATCATATAATGCATTAATTAAAGGTGTTAATGATGACCCAGCCAAAGTATTTTGTAGAACATGGACAACATACGATAGATATGATGATGTTTTAGATTTACAAAAGAATAGAGGGTTATATGGTTCAAATCGTAATATATTTAGAAAAAATGTTGAATTATCAGTTTTAGAAGATAATGGTTTTGCTAGAATAGCACCATACAAGACTGATGACATGTCAAAAAAATATACTGACAATAAAAGATATATGTTCTCAATTGAGAATTTAGCCTGGAATGATAATTTAACTAATTTATTAGAATGTGAAATTGGTCCTGGTGACCAATTAAGTGGTCATAAAGGTAGAATAATGTGGTTCCCACCATATGATATTAGTTTCAGTGAATCGACATCAGCAAGTTGGGATAAACATAATTTTATAGGTAGAGGGGAACCAATGTATACTTATAATAATACTGAAAGAACTGGTAATTTAAGTTGGAAAATAATTATTGACCACCCAAATTACCTTAATTTTATTGGTGGTGCTGAAGGTATTAATCCTAAAAACTTTGATGATTATGTTGCATCATTTTTTGCTGGTTGTATTCCATTGGAAGAAGCAAAACAAATACTTACAAAAAATGAGAGTGATAAAACTGAAACTGCAAATGCTCAAACAAAACCAGAAGAAACACTAGAACCAGAAAAAGAACCACCATCATTTAATGTTTATTTCCCAAATGATGTTTTTGAGATTGATAAATACCCAAAATATGAAGATGGTGTGTGTGATGTTGATAATGCATTATTTACATTAAAACATGATGCATCTGTTTATACAGCTGAATTCAGCCCAGACGGAACTAAAGTAGTAACCGCATCATCAGATGATACAGCTAGAATATGGGATGCAACATCTGGTGATACTATATATATATTAGCTGGACATACTAAAGCTATTTCTGACGCTAACTTTAGTCCAGACGGTAACAAAGTAGCAACCGCATCATATGATGGTACTGCTAAAATATGGAATGTAAATACTGGTGGTTTATTATTTACTTTAACACACCCAACATTAAAATCTGTTTATACAGCTAATTTTAACCCAGATGGAACTAAAGTTGTAACCGCATCATCAGATGATACTGCTAAAATATGGGACGTAAATACTGGTGGTTTATTATTTACTTTAAGTGGACATACTAAGTCTGTTTTGGAAGCTAACTTTAATCTAGATGGGACTAAAGTTGTAACTGCATCATTATCAGATGATACTGCTAAAATATGGGACGTAAATACTGGTGGTTTATTATTTACTTTAAGTGGTTGTAGTTATACAGCTAACTTTAGTCCAGATGGGACTAAAGTTGTAACTGCATCATATGATGATTATGCTGTTAAAATATGGGATACAACTACTGGTATATTATTATTTAATTTAAGTGGTCATACTAGTACTGTTATAAGTACTGAATTTAGTCCAGACGGAACTAAATTAGTGACTGCATCATATGATGGTACTGCTAAAATATGGAACGTAAATACTGGTGGTTTATTATTTACTTTAACACACTTAGAATTACAACCCCTTAATTATGCTAACTTTAACCCAGATGGAACTAAAGTTGTAACTGCATCAGATGATGAAACTGCTCAAATATGGGATGCGACCACTGGTATTTTGCTATCAACATTAGCTGGACACACTGATTTTGTTTTGGAAGCTAACTTTAGTCCAGATGGAACTAAAGTTGTAACCGCATCATTAGATGATACTGCTAAAATATGGGATGCAACAAAAAATTATGGTATCTGTAGAATTGATTATAAAACAAACCCAACGGGTGCTGGTGAAGGTATAGAACTATATAACGAATCATGCTATCAATTTACATTTGATGGTAAAAAAACATGGTCATCAGTTCAATGTTCAAAAACACCTAGTGTTTATGAAGGTGATGATGGTAGAGATGAGCCAGATAGAACTGATTTTGGTTTAAATGGTACTGGTACTACAGCTGATTATGCTGGTACTAGAATTGGTGATAAAAAATATTTAAGTTTTAGAGACCCAGCTTATAAAGTTGATTTACAAAATTATTTACTTACAAAATGTAAAAATTGTAAAGTACAAGTTGTAGGCTTTGCTAGTACTGTTGGTACTTTTGGTGATACTAGAAATAATAGATTATCAGAACTTAGGGCAAATAGTGTTAAAGATTGGTTATTAACGAATATATTAACAGACCCACCATTTTCAGAAAGAGTATCGGTTGTGGCTGAAGGTAAAGGTGCAACTGAAGGTGGTGGTGGTACATGCCCACAACCACCAGCATCAAGAAAAACTAATTATTTAAAATCTGTAAATGATGTTTATGGTTGTAAGGTTAATAGATACGTTACAGTTAGATTTGTTATTGACCCTAATTTAAATACTGAAAATAATCCAAAAACGGAAAAGGAAACAGTACCACCACCTAAAGTTTTATTACCTAAAATAAGTCCATCTAGATTTTACACTGAATGTGATTATTTTCAGAAATTAGAACTTTCAGACCCAACGGTATATGATACTTTAAAAACTAAAATTAAATTTTTCCAACCAGCGTTTCACTCGACAACGCCAGAAGGTTTTAATTCTAGGTTAACATTCTTACAACAATGTATGAGACAAGGACCAACTCAAGGTGCTGGTACTACAAATAACCCAAGTAATTTAGCATTTGGTAGACCACCAGTATGTATATTAAGAATTGGTGATTTTTATCATACTAAGATTATAATTGAAAATTTAAATTTCACATTTGACCCATTGGTTTGGGATTTAAATCCAGAGGGTGTTGGTGTGCAACCAATGATTTGTAATGTAGATATGTCATTTGCATTTATTGGTGGGTCAAGTCTTACTGGACCAATTAATAAATTACAAAATGCAGTATCATTTAATTACTTTGCAAATACTGAAGTATATGACCCAAGAGCTGATACAATTGTAGTTAAAGATGATAAGGGAAGTATTGTTAATGGTGAGGATAGTATTTCTGCTTTCAAAAATAATTTAACAGAAGCGCAGATGAGTCCAAATATAACACCAACTGCGAATCAACTTGCTCAAAATAATAATGCAAATGCTGGTAATCAACCATTAACTAGCTTAACAGCTACTACTGCAACAACGGTTCCAGTACCACCAACAGCACCACCAGTGCCAACTGACCCAGACCAAGCGGTATTTAGTAATGCTGAGTTTACTAATACTTATGCATTTAATATTAATTATGATGGTGATAAATTAAAAGGTAGATTTGGGGTTGTTAATGGGCTATCTAAAGACTATCAAGCTAAACTTAGGTTATTTAGTTCAACGGGTGGTAATATTGATATTGCAACATTTACAATAAACTCTAGCTCACACCCTGACTTACCAAATATGGGTGAATTTATTAGTGAAAAAGGTGGTTGGAAATCAGCTTTAGGTGAATTAGCTGATGTAAAAAATGGTGGTGTTTTATTTATTGTTTCAGTTTTAGCGTATCCAGATTATAAATATTATAAATCTAAAGCAATAGCACAATTTGATTGTCCAGAGGAAGATATTAAATATGCTGATATGTTAGATTATGAGGAGTGGGGTTATATATTAAAAGACCCTTGTTGTACTTGTTGGCCAAAGGGAACTGGTAAAAGTACTGTATCCGTTTATAATTCTGAACACGTACTTGTTAAGTGTCCAATTTCTGGTTGTACATAAAATTAATAAAAAAATAAATTATGGCAAGTTATTTCGATAGATATGAAAAGTTTAGATATGAAGGTAAGATATTACCTATACCATATATCAGAATACCAGTAGAAGCTACTGATAAAAATATTATTTATAAATTAAGTAGAACTAGACTTGACAAAGTCAGTCAAACTTATTATAATAACCCATATCATGGCTTTTTAATTATGTTAGCAAATCCACAATATGGTGGTTTGGAATTTAATATAAAAGACGGTGATGTAATAAGAGTACCGTATCCTTTTGATTCTGCACTTGAAAGATATATAGGGCAAGTAAATAGATACAAACAACTTTATGGTTAATTTAAAATAATATGGATAAATCTAGTGTTTCACAAAATAGAATATTGTGGTTAGACCCTAATAAGGCTAACAATGTAATGGTTAACCCAGAAGATTTATGTATTAAAGTTGAATTTAGTACTAAGCGAAAAGGTAGAAGTATAATTTATTCAGGTGCTGAAACTATTAATACTGTTGATAGTAATGCAAATGTTACATTTATTGAGGGGTCAAAAGTTGATAATGGTTTATTACCAGCTTTAACAACCAGATACACTGATGCGATTGCTTTAGAGGTAATGAATACATCAAAACAACAAACTGATGATTTTGAAAGTTTAGGTATTGAAAGTATTGATATTGAATTTGACACTGCGAATACACCATTAATTAAAATAAAATTTATAGATGTAAGAGGTAATGCCATACTATCACAAGGTAGTATGTCTAAATATAGAATGTTTTTTGAATTACCATACCCAATCTTTAGTTTAAAAGTTAAAGGTTTTTATGGTGGTACTGTAAACTATTGTTTACATATGCAAAGATGGAACGCATCATTTAATTCAGAAACTGGTAACTTTGAAATACAAGCCGATTTTATGGGATTTACTTATGCCCTATTAACAGATTTATTAATTGGATTAATTAGAGCGGCAGTTAGAACAAAAAGAGGCCAAGATAAATTAATTTTAAAACAAGGTGAATATGGTGAAAACTCAAATTTAATCATAACAATAGATGAGATGTTAACTAAATTTGTTGAATTAGCTAATACCACACAAAAAATATCACAAGAAGATAATTCAGCTGTACAGCTACAAGGTCATGATGAAATAGTTGCTGATTTAGAGTCTATAAGAGTTGCCTTTGATACATTTAGCGCTGCAATATATGATGGTGCTAATCCAGTTAATACTTATTTTAGGTCACCAGATGGTGTAGTTTTATGTGTACCAAATGGTGCTGACTCTGATAAAAAATATGAAACCGCACTTAAAGCTTATGAAGAAACAATTACAGGATTAGTTAATGCGGTAAATAATAAGATTTCGGATGATACTTTGAAGTTAAATGAAAACTTATTGAAAGATGTTGTTAAAATATCCGATATCACTAAAGCACAATTAACTAGTGCTGATAATATTAATGAAATTATTAACCATTCTGGTGGTAAATACACGAGTGATGAAACTAACAAAGACTATGTTAAAGAGTTATTGAAAGTGATTGGTAATTTAGGAACATCAGTAGCCGCTGATGATACTAAACTTAATATTTATAATTTAAAAAGAATACAATACCATTTTAATGATATAAAAACAAAACTTGCTGAAAATAAAACAAAAACTGAAACAGACTTTAATGCTAAATTAGCGGATACAGCTGAAAGTATTATTGGTTTCGAACCAACAATTAGAAATATATTTAGAGTTTTATCAGTAAACGCTGAAATATTTTTAGAAGTATTAAAAGATGTATCTGTAGAGGCACAAAGTGATGCTAGTGGTAAACGAGCAGTTGAGTTTAATAAAATATCAGGGCTTTTAAATGTTAATAAAGCTGATGTAGTTAATGTTGAAAAGAAAACAATATACCCTTGGCCAGAATATAGACAAGAAAAAGCTGGTGAAGGTTATGTTGAAACTTGGCTAGGTAAAGCACCTGTGATAGCAACAAATATAAATGAGGTTGTTTTCGTTAAAGAGTTACATACTGAGTTATTAAATGTCGCAAAATTTGATAAAGATTTACAAGAGCAAATTGATAACCCAGATGCTGGTGCAGATGTTGACGCAAATGCGATAGCACCATCAGATGCTTGGTTTCCATTAACACCAGCTGATACACCAATTAACCCATTAATGACTCAAAACCCATACATTGAAGCAACAACTTTGCTTGAGGTTGATGAAGTTAATAGATTAGTATTACTTAGAACATTTATGTTATTAGGTGTTAGTGCATTTAATAGTAAGATTGAATCATCAAAAGGTGGTGCATTATTAAAAACAATGGGTGGGTTAGAAGCTGAAACTTTAGTTGCTGCTTGTAGAAAGTTAGGTAAAAATGGTCAAACCTTATTAGCAACAATGTTAAATCTTAATACTACTGGTGCTACTGAATATATTAATGCTATCACCACCTTTGGTGTAGAAGGTTCAACTAAAATAAAAAATCCAGGTGGTGTTAGTAAAAAACAAATAATGATTAAGACTACTGCTGATGGAACACCAGTTACAACATTCCCAGGAACTGAGCTTAAAACACACTATTATAAATATAAATATATTAGAAATGATAATACAAAAGCTGCTTATATACCAGTAAATACAGGGTTTGATGGTTCTGGATTTTATTATAATAATAATACATTTAAATCTAAATCTGATTTAAAAGATTTATCTAGTAGTATAATATTTGTTAGTAACCCTAAAAATTATGATGACCCAAAATATACAAATACATTCAGAGATATAGATGATGGTTCACTACATGTTAAGTTATACGAATTAAGTGAGTATACAGCGTCATCGATGATTCCAGAATTTGGTAAAGAACTTGTTGATTTTCATAAAGGAAACTTAGATGAAGCAAATTCAGTACCTCGTGTTGATAGTGCTTATACTACAATAGTTAAATCCCCAAATGATTCTGATGAAACGATTGATGGTATTAACCCATATGTTGGGAATTATTCAGTATTAGAAATTAATACTTTAAATTATAATACAACAAAACTTGATGAATTTAGTTATTATATGGGTGAGCCGATGTGGAAAAATGATACTAATATTGATTCATCATTAATAGGTTTTTATTCAGAATTTAACGGTAATAATTGGTCCCCTAGAAATAATAGTGAACTACCACCAGTTGGTACTTTTTTATCTTATGATGTCACAAAAGATATTGGTGCTAATGAAGGCAATGTATTATATGAATATGAAGGTGATGAAAATATATTTTATGAACCATACTTAAAACAAATGTTAATATGTAATAGCTGTAGTGACACAACCAAATATAATGTAATAAGAAAGATATGGGTAGAAAAAGGTAGGTATTTAAATCAAAAAGGGTTATTAAGTTTGGCAATAAAGGGTAGTAATCTATACCTTCCGTTTATAGAGTTTGGTGTTGCAAAAAATGCTACCAGCGGGCCTGATAACACAGGTAACTGGTCAATATCACTATTTGGTAGTTATTTTTATTATAGACAACCATTAGATGAAGCTAGAGCACTTTTATTCTTACACACAATTCCATGGCAAGGTGTTAAAAATTTTGGGGCTGATATTCAAGAAATGATGATGTTAGATAAATATACTGACTGGACAACACCACAAGAAAAAGAAATAGTAGAAGAAACTACTTCGACATTTACAAGAGTCTCAAGTATAAGAACATTATTTCAAGCGAATGGTGCCTTTGTTCATGCACCAAAAGCGTGGGTATTATTTGTTGGTGGTATGCTTTGGCGATTAAGGTATTCAGCAACACATAATAATACTGACCCCATAATATATTCTGGTAGAGATGGTAAAGACTATACAGGAATGCCAGAAAATGTAAGAACACCACTATCAAAAGAATATTTATACTTATCAGCACCATATGGTGATGATTATGCTGAACATAACCCATGGGGTATGTTTTTTGGTAATGACCCTGACGCATATGCAGTTGCGGGTGCTGCAATTGCATATGAAACATATGTACCATTAGATAAAACATTAATGAGTCTACCAAAACAAGTTAGAGATGAATTTATTTCTTATTTTGAAGAATGGGTTAAGGATGATACGGGTTTTAAATTTATACAACAAGAATTAGAATTACATAAATCAAAATCTGATTATGATACTTGGTTTTATAAAAATAAAGAAGTTAGAAATGCAATAATAGGACCAGACCCTCAGTTTGCTGGTAATCAAGAACATATTTCAAGAAATAAATTAAATAGTTTATTTAGTAAAGGTGTTGTTGATAATTATGCGTTAATTATTGGTAGTAAAAATGAAAGTTTATCAATTAAAGGTAACTTAAGTACTATATTTAAACCTAATACACCAGTTATGAAATATATGGTATCTTTACTTACTCAACCAACAGTAATACAAAGTGTTAATCCAAATATTTGGAATTATGATTATTATCATGAAGCTGGGTTAGTAAAGTCCGCACTATTTGCTGGGTATGAAGACAGTAGTACATCATCTAAAAGTATTAGAGTTAGAGCTGATAAATTTAGAATATATTTATCTGGTTTTTATAGTAAATTAATATCATTAAATGATGCGTACCAAGCCGAAACAATACCAGACCCAGAAGATGAATTAGAACAAGAAATATTTGGAACTGGTGATGATGACACTATAAACTTAATGATATATAGAATATTATCATCAATCAATGATAAATGGTTAAATGGTTCAGAAAATAAAAGTGCATTTTCACAATGTGGTGAAACAACTAAAAATGAAATAGATTTAAAACACGCCAAAAAATTTAGAACATCAGCAACAGAAGCATCTTTAATCGATACATTTAGATTTGTTGATAGAGCTTTTTCAGATATTGGTGATAAATTTTATTTAAATATAAATTCAGTTACAGATTTGATTAGAGCAAATTATAATCAAAGTTATTTTGATATTATTAATAAAATTTTATCTGATAATAATTTTAACTTTATACCACTACCAACCTTTGTTAACTTTAACAATATAGATGAATTAAAAACGGTGTTTACCGCATATACATATAATAACCCAGTTACATTTAAAGGTACAGGTCCAGCTTTTGTTTGTGTATATGTTGGACAAGCCTCAACAAACTTAGACTTGGGTACTGATTCTGTCTACCCAGATGATGGTTTATCGATATCAATGGATAGTGAAACTGGAACTATAGAATTACCAGTAGAAGCTAGTGATTTAAATTCTCCAATAGAAGCTGATAGTTTAGATGGTAATGTACCAGTATTTGCAGTTAACTACGGTCAACAAAATCAAAATTACTTTAGAAGTATTAAATTAGACCAAAGGGAGTTTACCGAAACTATGGAGTCACTTCAAGTTATTGAAAGTATATCCCAAACTGGTGATAAAAGTAAACCAACATATGCTGGTAATAATTTATTTAATGTTTATCAAACTAGGTCATACAGTGCTGAAGTAGAAATGTTAGGTTCAGCAATGATTCAACCAATGATGTATTTCCAATTGAATAATATACCAATGTTTAGGGGTGCTTATTTAATTTACAAGGTAACACACTCTATCAAACCACATTCAATGACAACAACATTTAAAGGTAATAGAGTTAAAAAAGCTAAAACACCATTAATGGATAAAGCAACAATGCTTATGAATTTAATTGGAACAACAGGCGCTGGTGGTCAAATTGGCTCTGATAGAGGTGTATCTGCTGGTTATTATTCCGCTATAATAGCAACATTAATTGAAAATGGTGTAACTAATGGTTTCTGGGAACTTGGTGAAACAATTGGACAGGTAACAAATAAAAAAGTTGATTTAAGTGGAACTAAATTTATAAATAATGCTGGTGGTACAGGTTATATGATAACTGAAGCGGCAAATGCATTTAGAAAAATGGCACAAGAATTAACTAAATGGATTGATGATAATTCAGGAACGGGTAAAATTTACCCAAAGAAGACCACATACGGAAAAGCTGGTTCGTTTTATAGAACTTATGCAACACAAGTTGCGATATCTGGAGGTCGAAATACAGCAGCGGCTGGAACATCGTTTCATGGTTGGGGTATTGCCGTAGACTGGACTTGGATTGATAAAGATGGTAATATGTTTAAAAGAAACTATAGCGGACAAGGTGGAAGCCCTAAAAGTGATTTTGTTTTTAATAATGACCCAATATTAGAGTGGTTATTTAATAATTCATATAGATTTGGATTTTTAAATCCAGGATGGGCACATGATGTGGGTAGTTATGATGAAGTGTGGCACTGGGAATATCATGGCACACAAGCACCATGTATAGTTGCAAAAAGTAAAACTATATTTGGACAAACATATGATACTAGTAAACCATTAGACCCAATAGTTAAAAACCCAAAAACGCCAGACGGTAAAGAAGCTGTATACCCAGCAAATAGTTGTGATACTAAATATGTTAAAGCTAGAGATGGTGGTGAATATGGTACTTCAAAATCAACAGTAATATCTGATGCCACCAAAGCCAAAAATCAAGTAACAGTTAAGAACTATTTTAAAGATAAAGGTTTAAGTAAAGAAGCGGTTGCTGGTATTATGGGTAATATACAAAGAGAATCTACTTTTAACCCAGACGCTTTAAATCCTAAAGATTCAAATGGGCTACCATCACGAGGATTAATACAATGGAATGAAAATACTGCAAAACAATCAGATTTTGGTACTACGGTAGAAAGTCAATTAGATTATTTGATAGTTTTTGGTGGTAGATATAAACGTTATTTAAACAAATTAATTGAATTACGTGATTCAGGTAAAAAAGCTGATGCATCTGAATCCGCTTATTGGTTTGCAAAATATGTTGAAGTTTGCGGTGGATGTACAGGGGAATATGATGACTTCTTAAAGAAAAATAATAACCAAACTCAACTAAGGTCAGAATATGCAAATGATTTCTTTAAAAGATTTAACACTGCTGGTGATTCATTAAAATGGTAATTGTTTTTTAAATTAAATTTATATATATTTGCAATATGTTTGTTGGAAATATAGTAGTACAGAGTAAAATAAATATTGATAAATATTTCAATGTAGTTGAATCCATGGATGATGTCATCCATGGATTACCTACCTTAATAGTTGGTTGGGACATAGTTAAAACAACTAACCCAGATGTTGATTTTATAAATAGAAAATTATCAGATGATATTTTTTGGACATTTAAAAAAACTGAACGAAGAGATATATTTGAAAATGATTTATATGATTTCATACACTACTGTTACAACTTATTGATTAAGGATATTAATTATGAATTTATAGATTTAATCCAATTAACAGAATCAGAACTAAAAATTACGTTTAAAACTATTAAAAAAAGTACTAATGCTGTTGGATATATACATCAAAATATGTTATATATTTATACTGAAAATACGGTATATGGTCTTGATTTAAACCTAGTTAATTATTTAGATTATAATCTACTTGAAACATTAAATAAAATAAAATCATATTGCTCAGTATTTTTGGACAATGACGAAATACTTATAGAATACAAGGACATAATTGATATGCTTAATAATGAGGTTAAGTATGTTCCCTTTTTGTATTCTATTGAGCATGGATAAAACAGTATTATTAGCATCTTTCATATTTAAGGACAGATTAGATTGGTTTCTAACTTATCTAGAATCGTCATTCCAAATCAATAAAAATGCAGTATTTCTATATGATATAGAGGATGACACTAAAGTCATGGTCACTTTTAAATTACTAATAAAAGGTGGGACTCACATTAACTTCAAAAAAGTATTTCCAAATGCAACCTTAATACATAAAAAGGGTAATGCAATCTATAGTATAAATGCTTTAAATAAATTAATCGAAACATATAATGTTGATAACATTGGTAATATAAATTATAAATCAGTAATTATTGACTGGTCAAATTACCAGGATAATTTATTATTAATCAAAAATAATAATCTAGTTATAACACCAATAAAGCGAATTTTATAATATTATTAGATATTTATATACAAATACATAATTAAATTAAAAACAGGTGTTATGGAAAATAATGATAAAAAAATAAACTTAGAAAAAAACTTAGATGAGTTTTTAACAAGTGAAAATGTAAATATGGATTGTAATGACGAAGGTTGTATCATTAAAACTGATAAAAGCTTAGTTGAAAGAATCAATAAAAAAATAATAACAGAAGACGGAAGACAATTATTATTTTAAGATGAGAAATAAAACTATAAATAAAGCATTACTAAGTGAAGAACTTAAAAAGTTTAAATCACTTACGAATTATAATTACTATGATGATAGGTCTACTATATCTGAAAACTTCCCAATCGTAAGCATGGAAGAAGAAAGACCAGAAGACCCTATGTATTCTGGTAAAGATATCATATTAGGTATGGCCGAAGCTGAAGGTGACGAAGCAAATGCACCAGCAGAAGATAATTTAGATGCTGACGTTGAAGATATCACTAATGATATCAATGCTAACGCTGAAGTACCAGCAGAACCAATGGGTGATGCAAGTGCTGAATTACCAGTTGACGATGTTGCACCAGCTGAAGAAATGCCAATCGAAGAACCAGCACCTGAAGAAGATGCTGTAGAATTAGATGTTACTGAATTAGTAAAAGGTTCTGAAGCTGCAAAACAATCAGCAGATGCTGCAAATTCTAAAATAGAACAATTAATGAGTATGGTTGATAAGTTAGAAAGTCAATTATCATCAATGAGCTCAATTTCAGATAAAATTGATGGTTTGGAAAAGGAAATCGAAAGAAGAAATCCAACACCAAAAGAAAAATTAGAAATGCGTTCATTAGATTCATTCCCATATAGTGTTAAATTAACTGATTTTTGGGATGAAAAAGGTGACCGTTATGATACTGGAGCTGATGATGATAAACCAGAGGAATATGTGTTAACACAAAAAGATATTGATGATGATTACAGTGAGTCAGATATTGAAGATAGTTTCAATGGTGATGAATACGAAGAAGAAAATATGTAAAATAATACATAATTAATATATTGAAAAACAAGGCATTAGTCTTGTTTTTCTTTTTTATAGTAAAAAATATTTAAAAAAAGTTGTTATAAGATTATAAACCTAGTACTTTTGTAAAACATAATTCGAAATGAATCAAAATATTTAAAAAACCCCTTTACTTTTTACCAATTTAGTAGTACATTTGTACAGATAAATTAATATAGTAAAATTGACATAGGGAAATTAAATAGTATAAATAAATAGTAGAATTAAATAGTATAACAATCAAACAAATATAAATTAAAATTATGAGTATTTTTGACGAAATGATGAAACAGTATGAATCATCACACAATGGAAAAAGAGATAGCGGTTCTCAAAAAACGTATGACCTAAAGAACTATTTTAACACAGTCTTGCCAAAGGGTGTTGATAGTCAAACAAAGAAAATTAGGATTTTACCTCCAGCCGAGGGACAAAAGACACCATTTACAGTTTTATGGGGTCACGTTAAAAAAATCGGAGATGAGTGGAAAACATTCCCATGTTTAAAACATGAAAAGGATGAAGATTGTCCATTTTGCCAAGCAAGAGAAGCTTTATTAGCTACTGGTAAAGAAGAAGACAAAGAATTAGCAAAACAATATTCAGCTAGACAATTTTATGTTGTTAAAGTTATCGATAGAGATAATGAAGCTGATGGTGTTAAATTCTGGAGATTCAAACACAATTACAAGAAAGGTGGAGTTATGGATAAAATGATGGCTGCAATTGCAACAGTTAATCACAATATCACTGACATTGAAACTGGTAGAGATTTAAATATCGTAGTTGTTAGAGATGGTCAGGCATCTGTAGTACAAAATGTTACTTACCCATTAGAGACTTCAAAATTATCAGCTAATGATGAGAAAGTTAAAGAATGGACTGAGGACATTAGAACTTGGGAAGATGTATATAGTGTTAGAAACTATGATTACTTAAAAATTGTCGTAAAAGGTGATACACCAGTTTGGGATAAAGATAATAAGTGTTACGCTGGTAAGTTAGAGTTGGAAGCTAAATCATCAGAAAAATCAGCAAATGATGATGATGATAATTTAGTAGAAGAATTAGAAATTGGTTCATTAAAAGTTGAAACAGAAAAAAAATCAACAACACCAGTAAGTACATCTGATGATGATGAAGACGATGATTTACCGTTTTAATAACAATCAATAAATAATTATAAATGGGTGGACATTCGTTCACCCTTTTTTAAAAACCAAAATTAAAATTATGAGTGAAAACAAAAAACTACCAAAAAAATCAATTCAAAAAAAATCATTTGATTTAGATGCTTTCCTAGAAAGTGAAAATTTAAATTCAGAACCAAAAGATAAAGAATTATCATGGGTACCATTATCTAAAGGTTGGTTCGATGCATTAAAATTACCTGGGTTTCCTAGAGGTTACGTAAGTTTGGTTAGAGGTTACTCTAATACTGGTAAGTCTACTGCTTTTTACGAAGCAATAGCTGGAGCTCAAAAAATTGGTGATTTTGCAGTTGTAATTGAAACTGAAGGTAACTGGAATGCTGAACATGCTAAACAGATTGGTGTTAAATTTAAAGAGGTTGTTAATGAAGAAACTGGTGAAATTACTGAAAAGCCAGATAACTTCATGTTAGTTAGAAATAAAGATTTATACAATATGTATAAAAATTACAATCACCAAGATAGTAAAACGATGACAAAACCAACAAGAGGTGAACCTGTTATTGAAGATGTTTCATTATTTATTAGTGAGATGATTCAAAAACAAGAAAATGGTATTATTCCTATGAATATGGTTTTTCTATGGGACTCTATTGGTACACTTAATTGTTACAAATCAGCTTGCTCAAATACAAGTAATAATATGTGGAATGCTGGTGCTATGGGTGCCTTCCAAGCAATTGTTAATTTTAAAATACCATCTACTAGGGCTATTGATAGTGAATATACTAACACAATGATTTGTGTTCAAAAGATTTGGTTAGACAATATGAATGGTACAGTTGTTAAACATAAGGGTGGTGAATTTATGTTCTTTAATTCTAGAATTATCGTACACTTAGGTGGTATATTAACACATGGAACTAAAAAACTAACAGCGAAAGCATTAAACCAAGATTTCCAATATGGTACTGAGGCTAAAATTAGATGTGAAAAAAATCACGTAACAGGTATTGAAAGAAACGGTACAATTGCATCAACACCTCATGGATATGTAAATCCAGATGAATTGGATGAATATAAGACTAAACATAGAAAATTCATACATGAAGCACTAAACGTTGATTACAATGCAGCTATTGACTATAGCACTGAAGAAGGCAAACTTGAAGGTGATGATATTAGAGAATAATTTAAATTATAAATAACAGATATGAGTAAAACAAGTTCAAAGCAAAGATTGGAAACCCTAAAATCATGGGTGAAGAGTATTAACCTTTACAAGGTTAAGAAATGAATCGAAGACCACCTAAACATGGTGAGAAAAAAGAAAAAGAAATAAATGTACTATTGGTTGATGGGAATGCTCTATTTAAAAGGAGTATTCTCGGAGCCAAAGATGTTTACAATCAAAAGCAAGAGCATATCGGTGGTATTTACCAATTCATCACGGTATTAAGAAAATTATTAGATGATGGTTTATATCATAAAGCTTTTGTATTTTGGGATGGTAAACTTAGTGGTCAACTAAGGTATAATATATACCACGACTACAAATCTAATAGAAATAAAGATTATGTGAACGGCACTCATCCTATCGATGAAAGTGAGTTATCACAAAAATTACAAATCAAAAGATACTTAGAAGAATTATTTATTCGACAATATGAAGATAAAATAGTTGAAAGTGATGATTTAATTGCGTATGTTTGCAATAACAAAAAATCAAATGAGAAAATAACTATCTGTACTAGTGACAGAGACCTTTGTCAACTCATAGATTCTAATGTTAGAATATACATGTGTGATTTAAAACAATACATTACTTTGGAAAATTATAATCAATTCTTTAAACATCATCAAAGCAATGCCGCTTTAATAAAAATATTTTGTGGGGATAACAGTGATTGTATCAAAGGTATTAGAAGACTTGGTGAAGACACCATGATTAAACACTTTCCAGAGATTACTAAAGGTCCAGTAAAGGTTAGTGATATAATTGTAAAATCAGCACAATTACAAATTGATAGAATCAATAATAAACAAAAACCATTACAAATATTTGATAATATAGTAATGAGTATCACTGACGGTATTCAAGGTGATAAACTATATGAGATAAATGATAAGTTAGTTAACTTAAGAAATCCAATGATTACTGAATCAGTAATAAATGAATTAAAAGATTTAATTGAATTACCAATAAACCCAGAGGGTAGAGATGTAAAGAATGCTTATCAGCTAATGAAAGAGGATGGTATGGATAGAGAGATACAAAACTATAGTATCGAATACTTTATGCCATTTAAAAGATTAATAGAAAGAGAAAAGAATAATCAAACAATAAATTAATAATTATGAAAAAAAACACAAATTTCGCAAGTCAAAAATTTGAATTTTTACTTAAAATCAACAACAACATTATCTGTCAGAGATATTTTAGTATTGATGGTTACAATAACAGAGTATTAACATCGGTTGAGCTTAAAGAGCTTGTTGATTCACTTTGTGGTATGAACAATGGTAGTTTTGGTTCATGTGGTATAGTACCGAAATTCCTTAAGGATAAATCAGTAGATTACCTATGGGACCGTTATGACCCATATAGTGAAACTAGAAGAGAAGAAGATGCTTCTGAAAGAGATATTTTTAAGAATGAAGATATCTTCACTTTTGAAATTAAAGTTGATAGAAACATAGTTGCAAAGTCAACGTTCTCAGGTAATTGGTTCCCAACTATGGTTAGATACCAGGTTAACATCAAACCAATCATACCTAACATTATTGAAGAAATTTCAGAATATTTCACAAGAAAAGAGTACGAAGCGGTAGCATAATAATATTTAATATATACAGAGTTTTATATGAGTAAAATAAATAAAGATAATCTAGGATATTTAGGACTTGACTTTCAGTATCGGTTGTTATTACAGATAATAACCGATAGAAAGTTCGGTACCGCAATCTTAGATATGGTTAATCCGAATTACTTCGAAGACTCATATGTTAGAATTATTGTTGGTACTATAAAAGATGCATTTGAAAAACATGAAGCTATTCCAGATATTGGAAGTTTAAGAAGTAGATTGTTAGAACATGTTAAAGATGAAATCGATAGAAATTCAGTATTTAGTCATATAAGACGAATTGAAGAAGCTGAACTAAACGATACATTTTATATTCAGGAAACTGCTTTAAAGTTTTGTAAAAGACAAGAACTTGTTAAGGCAATTAAACAAATGAATGAAATCATCACAAAAGGTAGTATCGATGATTATGACAAATGTGAGGAGATATTGAAAAAAGCCTTGGAGTTTGGTGAAAACTCAGATGGTATAATTGATGTTTGTGATAATTTGGAAGATGTACTATCAGATGATTATAGAGACCCAATAGCAACTGGTATTGAGGGGTTAGATGAAATAATGGATGGCGGTTTAGCTAAAGGTGAATTAGCAATCATATTAGCCGCATGGGGTGTTGGTAAAACAACCATGATTACCAAGTTAGCTAACCACGCTAAGGCGATTGGTAATAATGTTATGCAGATATTCTTTGAAGATACGACAAAAATAATTCAAAGAAAACATATATCATGTTGGACAAAAATACCATTAAATGAATTACAAGCCAATAGAGTTAATGCAATTGAGGAATTTAAATCATTTGAGAATAGACCAGGTAAGTTAAAATTGGTTAAAATGAGAAGTGATAATACTACTGTTGCTAAAATAAAACAAATAATTAGAAAAAATATTGCACAAGGATTTAAACCAGATTTAGTTCTTATTGATTACATTGATTGTATTCAACCATCTAAAAACTATACTGATGTAAATGAAGGTCAAGGTGCTGTTATGAGAGAATTTGAATCAATGTTATCTGAATTAGATATTGCTGGTTGGACAGCAACACAAGGTAACCGTTCAGCAATTAAAGCTGAAGTAGTTGAAGGTGACCAAATGGGTGGGTCAATTAAGAAAGCGCAAATTGGTCACTTTTTAGTTTCTATTGCAAAATCATTAGAACAAAAAGAGAATAATACAGCTAATATGGCTATTCTTAAATCTAGATTTGGTAAGTCTGGTGTAGTTTTCGAAGACATAGTATTTGATAACTCAACAATACAAATTGACATGAGTCAAAATTCACAAGGGGTTTCGTTCTCAAACCATGGTCAAGCTAGAGAACAAAAAGGTCAAGACCGAGTTAATCATTTAATGGATGTTGCCATTAAAAGAAAAGATGACATGGACAATCAAGATAAATAAATAATAAATTAAAAAATTATGGAACCAATTTTAAAAGAGAATCCTAATAGATTCGTTATATTCCCAATTAAGTATCATGATATTTGGGAGTTTTACAAAAAATCAGAAGCAAACTTTTGGACTGCTGAAGAAATAGATTTAGAAGCTGACTTATCAGACTGGGCTAAATTAAATGATAATGAGCAATATTTCATTAAGAATGTATTAGCGTTTTTCGCAGCATCTGACGGTATTGTTAATGAAAATCTAGCACAAAACTTTATTAATGAAGTTCAGTATGCTGAAGCTAAGTTTTTCTATGGCTTTCAGCTTATGATGGAAAACATACACTCTGAAACTTATTCATTACTTATCGATACATACGTTAAAGATAAGGATGAGCAACACAAATTGTTTAATGCTATAGATACTATACCAGCTGTTCAGAAAAAGGCTGAGTGGGCTTTAAAATGGATTAATTCAGATAACTTTGGTGAAAGACTAATTGCATTTGCTGCGGTTGAAGGAATATTCTTTTCAGGTTCATTTTGTTCAATCTTCTGGTTAAAGAATAGAGGTCTTATGCCAGGATTATCATTTTCAAATGAGTTAATATCTAGAGATGAGGGACTTCATTGTGATTTCGCAGTTCATTTACATAATGAACACTTAATTAATCAAGTGCCAAAGGATAGAATTAAAGAAATTATAACTTCTGCATTGAGCATTGAAAAAGAGTTTATATTGGAATCGTTACCAGTTGATTTAATTGGTATGAATTCTAATCTTATGAGTCAATATTTAGAATATGTTGCTGACAGATTATTAATCGATTTAAAATGTAAGCCGATATTTAATAGTAAGAACCCATTTGATTTCATGGTAAACATAGCCTTGGAGAACAAGACCAACTTCTTTGAAAAGAGAGTGGGTGATTATTCTAAGTCTGGTGTTGGAAATTCTAGTTCTGATAATAAGCTATCATTCGAAGGTGATGATAGTGATTTTTAAGTTAAAAAATTGTTAAAAAAAAATGAGAGTAATTAAAAGAAACGGTACTGATGAATTAGTTAAATTTGACAAAATTTCATCTAGAGTAAAAAAACAAACTTACGATTTAGATAGAGATTATGTCGATGCTATGGAAGTGTCCAAAAAAGTAATTTCAGGTTTATATGATGGTGTTACATCAAAAGAATTAGATAAATTGGCGGCTGAAACTGCTGCCTCTTTAACTAGAATACACCCTGATTATTCTATATTGGCTGCTAGAATAGCAATCACATCGTTAAAAAAAGAAACTAATAAAAGTTTCAAAGATACAATTGAGAAATTGTATACATATGTTAATAAAAAAACTGGTGAAAATGCTGGGTTGATATCAGATGAAGTCTATAAGGTTGTTATGGACCATTCTGATAAAATCGAAGCAATGATTGTTCATGATAGAGATTTTAATTTTGATTACTTTGGATTTAAAACACTAGAGAAAGCTTATCTATTAAAAATTGATGGAAACATTGGTGAGACACCACAACAATTATACATGAGGGTTTCAATAGGTATTTGGGGTGATAACTTAAAAGAAGTTCAAAAAACTTATGAAATGTTATCAACTGGAGTATTCACACATGCAACACCAACATTATTTAATGCTGGGACTAAAAAACCACAACTATCATCTTGTTTCTTACTTGATGTTGATTCTGATTCAATTCATGGTATTTATAAAACTTTAGCAGACTGTGCTGCAATTTCACAATCAGCTGGTGGTATTGGATTAAACATTCACAAGGTTAGAGCTAAAGGTTCTTATATTAAAGGGACTAATGGTGAATCAAATGGTATTGTACCTATGCTTAAAGTGTTTAACGAGACTGCACGTTACGTTGACCAAGGTGGTGGTAAAAGAAAAGGTTCTATAGCTGTTTATTTGGAACCATGGCATTCTGACATTAAAGATTTCATTAACTTGAAAAAGAATCATGGTAAAGAAGAAGCTAGAGCTAGAGATTTATTTTTGGCTTTATGGGTTCCAGATTTATTTATGGAAAGAGTTGAAGTAAATGGTAGTTGGACATTATTTGACCCAGCTGAAGTTCCAGGTTTAATTGATGCTGTTGATTCTGAAACAAATAAAGCGTTTACAACACTTTATGAGAAATATGAATCAGAAGGTAGAGGTGAAACTATTAGTGCAAGAGAACTTTGGTTACACATTTTAGAAAATCAAATTGAGACAGGCGTTCCATATATTTTATATAAAGATGCAGCAAACAATAAATCAAACCAAAAGAATTTAGGAACTATTAAGTCATCGAACTTATGTACTGAGATTATTGAATATACATCACCAGAAGAAACTGCTGTATGTAATTTAGCATCTATTGCATTACCAAAATTCGTTACTATACCTAGTGGTAAAACTAAATCTAGAGATAAAGGTTTAAGAACATTTGATTTTGATAAATTATATGAAGTATCTTACCAGGTTGCGGTTAACTTAAATAGAGTAATTGACGTTAACTGGTACCCAACTGTTGAAACTGAACGTTCAAATATGAGACATAGACCAATTGGTATTGGTGTACAAGGTTTAGCTGATTTATTTGCAATGATGGCTTTACCATTTGAAGATGATTTGGCTAAAAAATTAAATAATGATATATTTGAAACTATCTATTTTGCATCTATGACCGCATCAAAAGATATGGCTAAAAGACAATATAGAGCTGAAGTTAAAAGACTAAAAGAACAAGATTCTATTTTAGTTGTTGACAAAACCTTTGGTGCTTATTCATCATTTAACGGTTCACCATTATCAGAAGGTATATTCCAATTTGATATGTGGGGTTTTAAATCTGATGAATTATCAGGAAGATGGGATTGGGATTCATTAAAAAAAGAAGTTATGATTTATGGTGTTACCAATTCATTACTATTAGCACCAATGCCAACAGCATCTACAGCACAAATTTTAGGTAATAATGAATGTTTCGAACCATTCACATCAAATATCTATAAGAGAAATGTTTTATCTGGTGAATTTGTAATGGTTAACAAACATTTAGTTTTAGACCTTATTGATTTAAATTTATGGAACGATGAGATTAGATTGTTAATGATTAAAGAAAATGGGTCAATCCAGAATATAGTACAAATTCCAGATAGTTTAAAAGAAGTGTATAAAACAGTTTGGGAAATGAAATCTGCAAACTTAATTGATATGGCTGCTGATAGAGGTAAGTTCATTTGTCAATCTCAATCAATGAATTTATTTATGAGAGATGCAAATGTTGCTAAATTAAATAAAGCATTATTCTACGGGTGGAAAAAAGGTTTAAAAACTGGAATGTACTACTTGAGAAGTAATTCTAAAACACAAGCTAGACAATCATTAGGTGTTGATGATTCAATAATTACTGAGATACCTAAAATTGAAACAACAATTCCGAAACCAATCAACTCATCAATGAGTGCTGAAGAAATTGAGGCAATGAACGGATTAACCTGTTCAATAGATAATCCAGACGACTGCATTGCATGTGGTAGTTAATTAAAGGGGCCTTGAGCCCCTTTTTTATTTTAGTATTTATAATTTTTATTTTTATGTGATATTTATAATAAATTAATTACAATGGCAGAAAATTATAAATTTATAAATATTGACTTCCCTTTTCAAGAAAGTAAAGAAGGGTTTTTCTTAAACTTAAATAATGTTGATGCAAAAGCCATTAGAGCGGATTTAATGCATTTGTTATTAACCAGAAAAGGTGAGCGATTTTACAATCCAGAATTTGGAACAGATTTAATGAGATTTATATTTGAACCAAATGATAGTTTAACTTATTCAGATATTAAGTTAGATATTCAAACAACTGTTAAAAAATATATACCAAGTTTAAATGTTGATAATATTACTGTAACAGCTAATCCAGATAATGAATCTAAGGCAGATGTGTTGATAGATTATACTATAACTGACGATGTATTCCAAGAAAGTGATTTTATTATTATAACTTTATAATAATAAAAAAATAAAAAAGTACGCAAGTATTTTCTAAAATTTTCTTTTAATTATATTTATAATAAAAGAAAAATATGGCAAATCAAGGAATATCATATAATGCTAGAAACTTCGTAGATGTAAGGACTGAATTAATAAACTTCGTAAAACAATATTACCCAGACATTTTTAGTGATTATAATGATGCATCTGTAGGTATGATGTTAATAGAATTGAATGCAGCTGTTGGTGATATATTATCATTTCACACAGATAGAATGTTTCAAGAAACGCAAATTGATTTTGCACAAGAAAGAAGTTCAATCTTATCAATGGCTAGAACTTATGGTTTAAAAGTACCAGGTAAAAGACCATCAGTATGTATTGTTGACTTCACATGCGTTGTACCAACATTAGGTAGTGGGTTTGATGTTAGATACGCACCAATCATAAGACAGGGTTCACAAGTTACGGGTGCTGGTAAAGTATTTGAAGCACAAGATGATATAGATTTTTCATCACCATTCACAACTGGAGGAATCCCAAATAGATTAATAGAACCAAATGTTGACGCTAATGGTAATATATTAAGTTATAAGTTAACCAAAAGAGAAATGGTTATGAATGGTATAACTAGATATTTTAAAAGAGTTTTAACAGCATCAGATGTAAAACCATTTTTTGAAATAATATTACCAGAAACAGATGTATTATCAGTTAGTTCGGTAATAACTTTAGATGGTACTAATTACAATGGTATACCATCACTTGACCAATTCTTAAATGAAGATATGAGATGGTTCGAAATGGATGCATTAGCTGATGATTTAATTTTTATACCAGATAATGGTGCAATAAGTGATAATCCAGGTATTAAACCAGGTAAATATAAAAGAGTTATACAGAAATTTATTACTGAATATACAGATAATGGATATATGAAACTTATTTTTGGTGGTGGAACACAAGATATTAGTTCTTTATCTGAATTCGGTGTTGACCCAGCTTTGGTATCTAAAATTGGTGATTTTATTAATAATTCATCATTAGGGATAACACCAACAGCCAACAGAACAATGTTTGTCAAATATAGAACAGGTGGTGGTTCAACAACCAATGTTGGTTCTAATGTTTTAACTTCATTGGGTGTTGCTAGTATAAATATTAGTGGGCCGACAGCGGCTATGAATACCAGTGTTAGAAATTCAATAAGAGTTAATAACCCAATACCAGCTTTAGGTGGTAAAGATGAACCATCAGTAGAAGAATTAAGAAATTTAGTTAGATATAATTTCTCAAGTCAAAATAGAGCTGTAACAATAACTGATTACCAAACTAGAATTGCATTAATGCCTGGTGAATTTGGAACACCTTTTAGATGTAGCGTATTTGAAGAACAAAATAAAATTAAAATTTATATTAGTGGTTTAGATAGTAAGGGTAAATTAACGAGTCAATCAACTAGTACGTTACAAAATAATATTGCAACTTACTTATCAGATTATAGAATGATAAATGACTACATTGAAGTTAGTAATTCTAAAATTATAAACCTAGGTTTTGAAATTGATTTAGTAATTGACAAACAATTCCCACAATCTCAAATTATAAGCGAAGCTATTAATAAAACAAAGTCATATTTTGATATTAATAAGTGGAATATGGGTGATGATATATATTTGGCTCAATTAGTTGAAACCATAAATAATATAGGTGGAGTTTTAAACGTAGTTGAAATTAGAGCTTATAATAAAGTTGGTGGTGCTGACTATTCATCAAATCAAATTTCACAAGCATATATTGATGATGCAACTAGACAAATTGATTTATTAGGTGAATATAAAATATATGGTGAACCTAATGGTATGTTTGAAATTAAAAAACCAGACGTTGACATTAAAGTAAGGGTTAAGTAATTTACTTTTTAAGTAAAAAAGCTTATTTTTAAATAAAAAAATATGGGTTGTAATTGTAAAAACACTTCAGTTGACTTACAAAGTCAAAAAATAGAAACTAAAAGTAAAAATAAAATAGTTAATAGCATTCTTAATTTCATTACTTTTTTATTAGTATTTAGTATAGCAATACTAGTTGTTATACCATTTGTTATTTATGTTTTATTCAAATCGATTGTATTGAGAGACAATACTGTAAATATGTCTAGCTTATTTTTAAAGTTTGCTAAAAAATTAATGGAAAAAGATAATGATGACGATGATGATGATGATGAATTGGATTATGAATTATATGATAACAGTGATTACGAATTAACAGATGTCGATACTGTTAATAATTTAGAAACAATTAAATAAATGTCAAATATTAGATTAAGAACAACACCAGGTGGTGAGGATAAATTTTTAAATTTAAACATAGACCAAAAGTTTGATTTTATTGAAATATTATCACTAACTTTAAGGCAAGAAGAAGTATATCAGAATTTTTGTTCTGATTATGGTGTTGTAGTTGGTAGGGTTACAGTTAATAACGGCTTTGGTGTGCCAAACGCTAAGGTTTCTATATTCATACCAATTGATGATATTGATAAAGAAAATTCACAAATATTTGGGTTATACCCATACGAACAGGTTAGTGATAGAAACTCAGATGGTTTAAGATATAACTTATTACCAAAAACAAATGAAACTAAAAATGATTGTTATGTACCAATAGGTTCTTTTCCAAATAAAAGGGAAGTTCAGGACAATGATGATTTATTATATGTTTATTGTAAATACTATAAGTTTACAACAACAACAAACCAATCTGGTGATTATATGTTTTTTGGTGTACCATTAGGTGCTTACCAAGCACACGCTGACGTTGATATGTCAGATATTGGTATATTAACACAAGAACCATATGACTTTATACGAGAAGGTTATAATGAAAAATTATTTGAGACTACATCAAAATATAAAGAAGGTACTAATTTAAATACATTAACACAATTAAAGAGTAGAACACCAGTAAGTATTAACGTACAACCATTCTGGGGTGATGTTGATAATTGTCAAATTGGTATTAATCGATTAGATATTGATTTAGCCACTAATATAAAACCACATGCTATTTTCATGGGTAGTATAATTAGTGATAGTGAAAAAAAAGGAATAAATAAGAAATGTCGACCTAAGAAAAATATGGGTAACCTTGATGATATGGTTACTGGTTCTGGAAGGGTTGAAATGATTAGAAAAGCATCAGATGGTTCTACCGAAAGATTTGATGTCCTTGGTGGTGATGTTATTGATGAAGATGGGACTTGGGCTTACCAAGTACCAATGAATCTAGATTATATCATAACAGATGAATTTGGTAACCTAGTACCAACCGATGATGAATCAAAAGGTTTACCAACTAGAGCTAAAGTAAGATTTAGAGTTAAAATGAATACTACAGGTGGTGAAGGTAGATTAAGAACTAGAGCTAGTTATTTAATTCCACACGCACCAGATACAGCGTTAGAAGCTGACTATACGTTTGATGAAAGAACTAAAGACACTAGTTTTACTAATTTATATTGGAATAAAATATACACAGTATCTAATCACATAACTAGGGTTCAAAAAAATTGTGCAGATAGCACAGCTTGCTCAACAAATAGAAATTTTTTAGGAATTAAAAATGTGGATGATAGTGAAAACTCACCATTCCCATTTAATAAGTTAACAACCGCTGGTAGTGCACTTGCACCATTATTTTCAATATTATGTATAGTATTCAGTATATTTGGGACTATTTTATATGCTATAAATAAAGTAATAGGGTTAATAAATAATATAATTGAAATACTTAATTCAATATTCTCAATAAACTATATAGGTTACATATTAATAGGTTGTAATGATGATAAATATTGTATTGGTTGTAATACTGCTAATCCTGGTTACCCACCTCCAACAACTGAACAACCTAATATACCAGACCCAGATAATGAGATATGGTTAAACTGTATAACTACTGTTTTAGCTGATGCATTAGGTCTTTTAAAATTCGATTTTTATAATGATTGGGTTAATGGAACATTATACGCTTATTTATTAAAATATAAAACAAAAAGGAAAGGTAAAGGTAGGGAAGTTTTTTGTGATTATGATTGTGAAGATGATATAAACGGTGTAGATAATAACCAAGATGGGGTTGAGGATAATAGATGTAGAACTATATCAATAGTTGATACATGTACAGTGGCAACACCACAAAGTTCGAGTACGGTTGGTGCACCATTTAATGATGTAAATAGTTTAAAAGATGATGAAATAAACGAGGGTTTAATCAAAAAAGATAATGTTGAAGGTGAATTATATTATGCTGCTATGTCAAAAAATAATATAAGGTTATACTCAACAAAGATAGTTAGTCTAGGTGCTGTATTCGATTGTGACTGGCAAGGTGCTCCTAAATTTTATAGATATTTGGTTGATACAACATATAATATCCCACCATTAACACCAGAGTATTATTTACCAAACGAACAATATTACGCAAACGAAATACAAGAATCTGGATGGGATACACCTGGAAGTAGTTCAGGTTCTTTAATTGCGAAAATAACATGTTTAGGTGTTGCAACTGATTCAGATAATTGTAATAATATTAAAAGGTTATGTGAATTAGGAATGGGTACAGATGAAGACAGAAGAGACCCATTAACAGGCCTTGGAACACCAGTTGATAATAGAATAACAAATGCTGATATCGAAAATCCATGGGTTAGAGGTGCATTTACATATTTAAATTACCCAACAGTATTAAATAACATACCATTAGTTTTTATAGACAATGGTGGTAGTATCAATTACCAAGACCAATATTATAAAACATTTAGAGGCTATGATACTTTAACATCACAAAACCCATCATTATGGTTCTTTAAAAATTCACTTTATTTCTATTTTGGGTTAATCCCAGGTAATAGTGCGTTACAAAAAATGTTACTCAGATATTTCCCAGCTTGTATAAAAAGTGAAAAATCAGATTTAGCAATTATAATAGATAATATTCTTGATGATAATATCATTGGACTTGGTACTGGTCAAATAGAATTTCATATTGAAGGTGGTGTTGGTCCATATACTTATCAGTGGTTAGGACCAAATTACGGTGGATTACAATACCAATGTCCAAGTCCAGACGGAACATTATCACAAACTGATTGTGGAAACGCAGACGGTAGTCAATTTAGTTTAGATAATTTATTAGGTGGTGAATATACTTTAGTTGTTTCAGATGCTGGTGGTTTAAATACAACCACAACTGTAACAGTTTCTGGTATTGATGGTGTACAATGTCAAGTAAACCCATCACCAAGTAACGCAAGTGGTAATGGTAAAATATCAATAACGATAAATGGTGGCGTTGCCCCATATAATATTGAAATACAAGGTGTGACTGACGGTTCATTTAACCAACAAATGAGCACACCACAAAATACATATTGTTATGGTAACTGTACAGGACCAAATGATATCCCAAATGCGACAAATATATTACCACCAGGTGAATATATTGTTACGGTAATAGATAGTGGTATACAAGCGATTATAGGTGGTCAACAAACAACAATCAATACTGAGTGTTCAGATTATGTATTAATAACACAACCATTAAATATTACAATACAACCAGTTGTTTATGACGCAACTTGTTATAATGGGTTTGGTAATGGTCAAGTTACATTGGTTGGTGGTATACCACCATATGATATCGAATGGGTATTAACAGCTAGTAACAACCCTAATAATCAAGGGTTAGTTTCATCAATAGTAAGTACAAATATATTAGCAAATGAATTACCAGCGGGGTCTTATACAATTAATATTATTGATTTAGCTGGTAATACTGAAAGTGCTACAGTTGTGATTAACGAACCACCAGAGACTTTAATTTCAGCACAAACGTATCCACCTGGTTGTGCATTAAGTCCAAGTGGTAGTATTCAATTAACAATTAACGGTCAAACACCACCATACTCAGTAGAGGTTATTGGTGATGTAAATCAAATGTTATTAAACCAACCAAATGGTATTATCAATGTAGATGGATTGAAGGCTAGTCAAACACCATATGTAGTAACAGTGACTGACCAAAACAATTGTCAAGTTTCAGAAAATTATGTTGTACCGTTCCCACTATATGGTGAGTTATATGTTAGAGCATTCTCATTTAGTTATAATATAGGTGGGGTTGACCTTAGTAGAATAATTATTAGATTCAAGGGTGGACATGGTGGTCCTTACCATTTCAGATTACCAAATGGTAACTGGATTAATTTAGGTAACCCATACACTCAAAATTTACCAGTGAGTTCATATTTAACAAACAATTCGGATTATTCAGTATATGAATCAACAACACAAATAAATGGTTCACCAACATATGAGTTCCAATTCTGGGCTAGTGACGCACCAGGTGGTGTTGCACACTACCCATTACAGTTTGATTATTATTTAACTGATGGTAATCAACAAAATACATATGCTATGTTTAGAGCTAAAATGGCTTTAACAAATACTGGTACAAATGGTGGTGCGCAAGATTCTAATTATGGGACTAATAGTCCTTATGGATGTTATTCATATAAAAATAATAACGGAACCGCAGTTAATGGTTCAGCACCACAAGGGGTATTATTAACACAACCTAATTAATATGGCGATAGGACGAGTAAAATATAGATTAAATAAAACAAAGTTTCAAGGTGCAGCTAATGTTGATGGATATTTTAATGTTAATTTAGAATCTGAAATTAAATTATTACCACCAGGTAAAATAAATCGAATAGTTAATGTCGGTGATATTTTTGATGGTGAAAGACAAGTATCAACTAGATATAGAATAGTAAATACATTATCACCAATATTTAGTAATGTATTGTTTAATATCAGTGGTGATAAAGGTCCAACTTCATTTGGTGTTACAAATGGAATTAGTTATGATAAATCATATGGTTATCAAACGTTTGATGGTTATATGTTTAAATCTGACCCATTAGATAATGATTTTGTCGGTGCTAATGATTTCACATATAGACAATCACTTGAAAAGCATTTAAAGGAAATTGATGGTTGGTTTGGGTTTTATAATCCAGATATTAAAACATTTGGGTTTTGTTCATTCTATGATATGGAACCAACTAGACATCGATTTGACCTAAATAGTTATAATGATATTAGAAATTGGGAATTCACAATTACTTATCCATATGCTTCAGATAACCAACATCATTTAGTTAAAAATGGGTTATTAATTACAAGTGCTGAAGTTCGAGATATGGGTGGTGTTGGTATGGTAGCTTTAGGTTCAGCAGTACCACACAACTTAATAGTTGGTGACACAGTTAGATTAACTAATATGCCAACTATTAGTATGAATGGTGACTTTAACGTTATAGCACTAGGGTTAGATAATGGTGACAGTAAAGAAACATTTTTTGTTGTCGAAATAGACCCAACTACCGCTGTTGTTGGAATTACATTTACAGATGGTAGAATGAAAAGGTTATATTATGGTAAAGAGGTAACTTATTATTTGAGAAAATTTAAAAAGATTAAAGCTTTCGATTCTCAAACTGAATTGACTCAAGATAGTTATGAATCATACCCATTAGCATTTAGTCAAAACATATATAGTGACCAAAATTACCAAATAACGTTTAATGATGATGTTGATATAAGTGATTTAACAGATAACCTAGGTAGACCATTAAGTGAATTATATTTAACAATGATTAAAACTAAATCTGCAACTATTTTCACTAAAACAATATCTGGTTTTGATTTAGAAAATAAATCAGGTAATGTAATTACAACTACCGCTGACGGTAGAAAGGTAAGTAATATTAGAAAAATGCACACAAGTTCATTACCATTAGCACCATTTGAAAGTCAAACTCCTGTGGAAGGAGATGTTAAGATAACAAATCAAGATTATTATGGTGATATTTGTGAATATAGTAAATATGAAGCCAAAGAAACAGCGTTACTCAATATTATGCATAGGTTCAATACTGTTGATAGAGAAGCCACAACTTCAAAACCAATTGATGGTGGGATTTTAAAAGGACCTAGAAATGAAGGTTATATTTATTACCCACATTATAAAATTAAAATTAAAGAATACTCCAATTATGTTGAACAAGGTGATGAAAGTGTTGTTGGTATTCCAGAATATGCTGAAAATTTAGGTGATGGTAGATATCTTTGGCGAGATTTATTACCTATAGGTGTTAATGATGGTCAAGAAGAAACTGTTAATTACCCATTTTTAAATGGTTGTCACTATATGTATCAAAACTTATGTATTTATACTAGAAGACAAGACCCATTTGGATTCTTCAGTTTACGATTCAATGAGGATTACCCATATGATGTAACTGGTGACGGTATTCAAAATAACCTTACTACTAAACAAGCTGATGATGTCTGTTAATAAATATACCATAAATTTTAGTAAATTCGCTACAACTACTGGTGCGACCATTAGTATACCTGTAAATATGACGTACCAATTGGTTGACCAAGATGAGATAATTCAAACTAAATTTGTTAATGCTGAAATACAAAAAAGTATAAATACTATTTTAGATTATGATAAAGTTAGATTTAACCCAGTAACATTAAATGGTGACTCAATGTCATTTATTGACAATATTATATACAAGGTTCATTTTTTAACTAGTAGTAATCAATTTAACCCATCTAGTTATTTTGGTGATATTGGTTTTGATAATTTTGATATTAAATTTAGAAAAAAAGCTTTTACTAAAACATTTTTAAGATTAAATTTTTATGATAGTGATTCACCAATAACACAGCGTTTAATATCATTTATAACATTATTCACTAAGATAAACCCAACTGATTATTCAACTGGTGGTTTAACACCATGGGGTGCAATTACACCTGTTAATAATTTAAAAACTCAATTTATTTTAGGTAATTCAATAGCAAATAGAAGTCTAAATGGTGAAGGATTTTTTATATATAACTTTAAAGATGAAGTCACAGTTGATGCACCTAAAGAATTATATATGCGAGCTGAATTTAATAATGCTAAAAATGGTAAAACAGTTGGTTTAATGTCAACAAGTAGTACAACAACAACTATTGACAATTTAGTATCTACTAGTCAAAATTTAACAAATAATATTTTTACAAAATATATATTAAAAACAAATAATGGTCAACATTATTATGAGATAGATACTAATTACTCAACAAATGTTCAGGTTATATCTAACGATTATATAATTGATTTATACCAAATAACTGCAATTTAATGGAAACTAAAAAAATAAAAATATTATTAGAAGATTATATTAGTAAAAATCCAGATAGTGGTTATGGTTCAATAACTGCAACATCTTTTAACGTTAATATATTTTTAACGCAAGAACTTAAAGATATTGGTAAGTTTATGGATTTTCCATATATTACTTTTGATAAAAATGCATCAACATTAACTTACGCACCAATACCAGAAAAATTAAATTATTACGGTGGTGGTAATTTTAACTTTATCACTCAACAAGGTTCAAACTTTTTCCCAAGTGGTACTAATTTTAGTGATGTTAGATATAAAAATAAAATTGTTTCAGATTATTTTACTAACAATATAATTGTAACTGGATTAACTGAAGATAGGTTAGAAAATGTTAGTAGTTATGGTTATACTGGTAATACTAAATATATACCAGGTTTTGATTTAGAAAAAGGTATTTATTTTAACTATGTTGATTCAATGATAAGTGGAATAACCAGAGTTATTAGTTTAAATGACTTCAATCCAATAATCTACACTGAGGATGCTAAATTAAATGACCCAAATTTGGGCACAACATTACAGGGTGATGGTATTTTATTTAAAACTTATTCAGGTAGTACACGACTTGATAAAATTAACGGAATACCAATAACACAGATGTATTATCATGGCCAAGGTACTAATAAAACTAATTCTAGTTTATCAGCATTGACTATTGAAGAATATTTATTACATATAACAGAGACACCAAAAGTACAAAACGAACTATTTATAGATAGAGGTGCAACAACAGTAATACAAAGTCATTTACAATTGGGTGAAGTATCATCGTTGGGTGACCTAATAAATTACGGAAACGGATATTATAATATATTAACATAAAAAGACATGGCAACAGGAGCATACGGTATAGTTAGACCAGCAGACGTTAACCCTAGTGATGTAGAAATTACAGTTTTCTACTCACCAAATAGGAATATACAAACTACTAGAAGTTTTAAATTAGCATCTTCTAATTTAATTCAAATAGATAACCCAAATAAAACTGGTACTGGTTTTGAAATTTTTGGTGGTTTATACACATTAAAATTACCTCTTGGTGATTTTGGTGCTGTAGGTATTTATACAATTGCTATAAAACCAGTTGAAATAAGAACAACAATTGTGGATTGTGGTGTATTATCATCATCACCAGATATAAAAGGTATTGTACTTGATGGTTCTGACCCAAATATTGCAGCATTTGCTGATAAATTTGAAAATAATAATTTAGCTGGTTATAGAATTGAATACTTAACTCCAAACCCAAGTTCTACTGATTTAAAACTTAGAAATTTCTTTAGAGTTGTTACCTCAAACAATAGAGCTGAACCAGTTAACCAAAATTTAACAAATTCCAATCAAAAAGCAATTAGATATAGATTTAATGACAATTCGACATTAGTTTTTTGCACGGTATCACCTAGTTCAGAATCAAACGTTACACCGAATGTATTCCCATTTATAGGTCAACCAAATCAAGAGATTATAATAACCAATACCTATTTTAATCCATTTGTATTGGAAGTTGAAGTTGTTGAACATGATATAGAAACATTAGCTATTGGTCTATTTGGAAATCAAAGTAAATCACTTGAAGATGGAGTTTATACATTATATAATTTTAATAATGATATTTATAAACAATACAGTCTTTATGAGATTAAAGATAGATTTACAGGTAAACCGTTGTATGAAATTAAAGAGCAAAAAGTGAATATTGATTTCACTAAAACTTTTAATGATATTAGTAATGTTTAATTATAGAAATGGCTGAAAACGATAAAATAAAAGTAGTTGGGTATGCCCAAAGGGTTTTTTACAATAATGGTATAGAATATAGAAATTTCACACCAGATTTAGTGGGGAATCAAATCACTAGTGATAGTAATACCGCATTATTTACATATGGTAATTTTGCTATAACAAAAAATACCGAAGGTAGGGATGTTATTAATTACCCTAGTAAACCTTATAGTGATTTCCTTACGCTAGATAGTATTGGTGGAACATCAGAAGTTATCGATTTAGTATTTAGTGCAAATGTTGATATTAAGTTGAATATTGATAATACAAAGTTATCAAATTTTGCATATTTTGGCTCATCAACTGAATTCATGAGAGTCACATTAGAATCCATAATTACAAAGTGGCCAGCATCTATACATGTAAAACCTATTGATAATCAAACATATGATGGGGTATACACTATTGAAAACTATACTTATAATTTCTATAATAACACCTCTAATTTTAAAGTTAAAACTAATACATTCGCTAATAATTATGATGTTATATACAACATTGGTGGTATATTATTAAACACATATGGTAATGAATTAAGAAATTTAGTTGTAAATTATAGTAGTTATAACATTTTATATAATAATGAGGAATATCGAATATTAAATTTTACTGGTTCAACAAATTTATACGATGATTATGTAATGATTCTTGTTAATGGTAACCCATTCCCAACAGCGGTTAATCAACCACAATATATATCATATCATATAAAACCAAATAACACTGAAGGTGAAAAATTCTTTGCGGGTTTAGAACCATTTGAAGATTATTTATTAAATAGATTAACAACACCCAAATATAAATCAACGTTTGATTATCAATATTTAACTGATACTGGACTTATATATAATACTAGTACAAGTGTAGTTTGGCCAACAAGTGATGGTTATAATTTAGATTTTAGTACAAATGCATATGTAAATTATGTAAATGAATTATTAAAAATTTGTATATCGACAGATGAAACTCACTCAGACTTAATGAGTAGATTTTTAGTAAGTGAATCAATTTCAAATTTTGATACTATACCTAGATGTGATGGTACTGAAGAAGAAACTTCTGGTCAAAAAATGAACAAAACATTAAAAATATACGGTAGAGAATTTGATGAAGTTAAAAAATATATAGATGGTATTGCATATGCTAATAATGTTAGTTATGATAAGAAAAACAATGCACCTGACCAAATGATTAAATATATTGCCAGAGTTATGGGTTGGCAATTAACTAGTTCAGTTATTGAAAATGATTTATTAAAAGCATATTTAAATGTACCAGCACCATCTTATTCTGGTTATAGTCGTGGTTTAACAGCAGCTGAGGCTGAAATTGAATTATGGAGAAGACTTATATTAAACTCAGCCTGGTTATTCAAATCTAAAGGGACCAGAAAAGCTGTTGAATTTTTATTTAAATTTATTGGAGCCCCAGAAGGTTTAATAAACTTGAATGAGTATATATATGCTGCAAAAAGTAAAATAGATATTGATTCATTTGAATCAATATTATTAGAAAATAATTATGATACTGATTTAACATCTTATAATGTTGATTCAAACGGATTCCCAAATACAATAGCTGATACACCAACGATGTATTTCCAAAAAGGTGGTTTATGGTATAGAGAAACTGGTGGAGCAAATGCTGCGACTCAAATCAATCAAGGTAATAACCCACATATCGGACCTTATGATGGTGGTGTTGAATATATAAACCAATTTAGAAGTTTATTACCTGATTTTCAACCAACCGTGTTAACATCATCAACATTTACAACAAGTGTAGTAGAATTATTTACAAATTATAATAATGGTTTAATAAATAACTATAGTGGTGATACATATGTGGGTATTGAAACATATTCTGGTGTTACATTAGAGGATTGTTTCTTATATGTTGCTGATATAATAAGTGACCCACACCCAACAGCAGAATTAACTGATTGTGGTTGTGATTTACCAACTGAAGATTTATCATTAATTATTGATATTAAACGAGATGAATTAACAGAAGCTGAGCAATTTAATAATTGTAGTATAAGAATTAGTGGTTATACATATGTTGATAGTACAAATACTAATTTCTATAATACACCATATGTGTTTAATTGGAATTATTTAACATATAATGTTGATGGTTCATTAAATAGTCAATATTACGTTTCACCATTTATATCACCAACTTGTTGTAATAATATAGTTAACGGTGCATCATATTTATATGATGAATACATTATTAACTCAACAACTGGTAAACCAACACTATCAAATAGTGGTTATATTTGCTGCAAAGCCCCAACTATTAAACCAACACCAACAGAACCACCTGTAGCATTTACAAACTTCGGATTTGTAACACCAACTGTAACACCAGTAACACCAAGAACACCAAGAACACCAGTATTATCACCAACGGTTCAAGTATTAGCAGACTCATCGATTAAAGGTGATGTTTCAGTACCAAATTATAGGGGTAATGGTTGTGGTTGCTATATAGGTTGTCAATGGCGACTAGCTGGACCATTATTGGGTCAGATGTATACAGCAAATAATGAAATGTATTTGAAATTTGTAACACCACAAAATAACTGGGGGACAACTGGTACACCACAATATAGAGTCACTGTTCAGTCAGATTCATGTTTTTGCCCATTAAGGTATACAACACCAACAAGTATTGTAGACCCATATACAAATAAAATTGGGTATGCTTGTAAATTAACACCAAACGGTAAATCATTATTAACATTATCACAAACAAATGTGACTTATGGAACAATTAATAGTTTATTATACCAATTATTTTATCAAAAATCTATTGGTGAAATTGCATGTACAGCTACCACCCCTAGAGCATTATGTAATATGACATTGGGGGTAATACCTAGGATAGTAACTAAAGCTACTGACATAAATGTTTCAGTACCACAAATATCAAATGGTGTAGGACCATATACTTACTTATGGGAAATTATAACACAAACTGGTATATATTCTAATTATGGTATTTTAAGTAGTAATACATTAGCAACACCACTAATTGGTCCATTAAACGCAACGCCGATTAATGCATCATATGGTAATTTTGAAATTAAATTAACAGTAACTGACTCAAAAGGTTGTAAGGCTAGTACAAATGCTGAATATATTGCAACTGTTTAATTTATTTTAAAAAAAAATAGATTATATTAATGAATAATTAAAAGATTGAATAATTATAATAAAGGATATATGAATGGAAACTTATAAGTGCCAACCAACGATAGACAACCCATGCTTAACTGCTGATGAAATAGTTAATGGTGGTGGGGAAATAATGCATCAATTAGATGGGTCTGTTTCGGTATGGATTAATACTGATTCTGGTGTGGTACCATACAACAATGCGAATACTAAAATATGTTGTGAATACCTAGGATATGTCTTTGATATTGAAAATCAAAAATGTTTATGGAGTGACCCAATCTCATGTGATACATGTGAAATGAAAATTGTTATTAACCCAAATGGTGATGATGGTGATTATTTTACTGTTAATGAAAATTCAGAATGTTCATTAGATATCACATTAGATTATACATTTAAATTCGATTGTTCAATTCTAGCAAGTGGTGAAACAATAAATGAAGATGCAATAGCAATAGAAAGTGATATTGAAAGTATAAATCATGAAATAGAAAGTGCTCAACTTGAATGTGCAGCATTAAGTGGTGCGTGTTTTCAATACAATAGTATTTATACTGCTATGTGCTATACAATACTAGTTACTAACCACGTATCTGATTATGATGCGAATCCATATTATAATTCAGTAACACCAGCTAAAACCCCAGCTGGGACAACTAGTGTATCAACACCACTTTCAGGTGACATGTTAGCTTTACCGTCACGTTCAACAGTATGTTGTTTAACTGAAGAAGGTTTAATAGCCTGGCAAGCGATATTAGGAGATGTTAAGTATAATGCTTGGTTAGCATCGAATGGTTGCGATACAACGATTTACACTAATCAACAATCACAAACTTTATATACAGATGGTAACAACATTGCGTTAGAAACCAATTCACCAAATCCTTATTTTTCAGAAACAAGTGATGGTATTTGTGATAAACAAAATGCATATGAAGAAATGTTAAGTGTTTGTGGTGAATACCAAGCATGTTTAGATATAATTGCTGAATTACAAACTCAACTTGGAGATTTACAAAATGAATTAGCAAATTTAGAAACTGAAGGTATTTTATGTAATGACCCTATTGCTAATTTAGAGAACTTTACAGCTTCTTTCTCGTTAGATGTTGAAACTGATACACCAATGTTATATGAAACCGTATACGAAGAACAAATATTTGGTATTGGTGAAGGTAACCTAATGCAATACATAATTGATAGTGGTAGTTTAACAGGTATTATAATTAGTGGTGAAACTGGTGTTTTGCCAGGTTTCTCAGTTGAAACAACATGTACTTATGATGAGATTTGCAAATCTAAACGTGATGAATTTATAAGACAATTATATTTAACAGAATATCTACCAAATTTTGGTGCTCCAGAAAATAATTTAGAAAATACTGAGTTATTACAATTAATGGGTGGTTGGTATAACTCAGCTTGGCTAAGCTATGGTGTAACAATCAATGACCCAGCGGTTATTGAACAGATAAAAAATAAAAAGATAAGAATTAGTATCAAGGTTAATACATGTTGTTTAGATTTTGCACTTTTATTAGATAAAATAAAAGTAACACAAAATTGTGAATCAATTGATAATACCTTTATTAAAATATCAAAACCTTTTGGGTTTGAACTTGAAAAATTTGTTGACAATAAGAAATCTTGGGTATCGAATGAATTACCAGAGAAAAGATTACATCTATTACATTGGAGAAATACCGAATACCCAATCAATGACCATAGGTTAGCTATTAACACAAAGGAAATTGATTTAAATATTGACCCAGCTAAAGCAATTGAGGGTGATGTATTTAAGTACGCATACAATAATCCATGTGTACTTGATTATACAGGTAGTAGTATAAGTTTATCTGGATATTGTGGTGGTGATTATACTGATATTAGTTCAAAACTAATGACACCATTATCCGAAGTTAATACTGTTGAAGAATTTGAAAGAATAGTATATAGTGAATTAATAGATGCGAAAACTAGACAAAGTATTACAGCGTATCCATTACTTAGGTTATTATATGAAAGGTATTTAAGTAATACACTTTGTAACGGCATTAGTAATGGGTATAATTATGATTCAATGCAAAATATATCACAATTAGTTGGTGATTATTGGGTTGATTTAATTGAACAGTTTGTACCAGCCACAACTATTTGGGGCTCTACATTTATTTATAGAAATAGTGTTTTTGACACTCAAAAATATGCATATAAAAGTAATACATTATGGTTATGTGAAAATCCATCACCTTATTTTCCTTTTTCAGCAATCAGTAGTGATTGCAACACACAAGTAATCAAAGTTGATTTATCAAGTGATACTCCACCAGCAAGTGGTTCAACACCTTTTGATAGTACCAACTTCTTTAGTTGTAATCAATATACTTATTGTGATTGCGTGTGGACAATGACCAATTATTGTGATTCTGAATTTATAGGACGAATAATTGGTGATGAGGAATATGCTAGTTATTGTGAAACTAATTTATTAATTGAAACTGTACCACTTGTATTAAATTTAATAACGGTACCAGGTTGTAATGCTTTTAATCAAACTTGGGATTCAATTAATAGAATATTTAGTCAAACGTTAAAAATAACAGATACATCATTTATACCAGTAACAACAGAATACAATTATGATGTTATGGCATATGGTAATAATATGAATGGTATAACATTATCAGTAACAAAATTAAATACTAGTACGATTAGAATTGATTGGGTTATACCAATAGCTTCACCAGACCCAATATTAACATCATGTCCTGGTTACTATACAAATTATGACCCAACAACATCAGCAAAAGAAATGTTCCCTATCTGGGATATAATTCCTATTGTTATAGTTACGGAACCAGAATTTAATTGTGAAATAACTAGATTGTTCATAAAAATAGTTAACCCTAAATATTTATAAGTATGCCGATATTAATACAAAATATAAATGCGTCACTAACTGAACCAATATCAGATAGTTTAATAGGGATACAGGGTGTTTCAACATCAGTGTATGATACAACTTGTAATCATATTGAAGCTCCTGGATTTGAAGCTTTTGTTTTTAATTTTTCTAAAGTAATTAGTACTGAAAATTTAATAACTAATGTTAATTATGGTTTAATAGTTAATAATAACAATACATTTAAAGAATTGAATATTTCATATTAATGAGTTACCAAGAAAGAATATATGGTCAATGTGGATTTTGTCCAGAAAGAAATCAAACTGTACACTCAGTCAATATGAGCTCTGATTTTTATGTTTTTAACAGACCTTATTATGATATAACAGGGTCAACAAAAGTTGATTGTACTACACCACCAAATAGTGGTTTAACTAGTGGTGATACTGGGGTTTATATCATATCATCACAAACTGGTGTTACATTTGATTTTATATTTACAGCAAATACACAATCATTTACTGATTTAAATCAATCAAAATTTAAATATACTGTACACAAATATAATACTAATCTATCTGGCTTTAGTGTTAATGCAATATACACATCAGAACTTATTGAATGGTCATCTTTCAGTGCAACAAGTGCAACAACTCAAACAATACCAATAGCATCAATCAACTTAGATGGTGACTATATTGTTAAAGGGCATTATGTTAATAATATTGCAACCGAATTTGGTAGTTTATTAAATGAAAAATACGATACACAAAGATATATCACCAGTAATGAATATGCTATTTATCAATCTGACCGAGATTTTTATTTTGTATCACTTAAAGAAGCTGAAATTCCTCAAATTGGTCAAGGTACAAATACACCATTACCAGTTGGGACCTTTATAGTTAGTTCAATTGAATTGACTAAAAATCAAACACAAATAATTGTTGCTGATACGTTTCAAACATATATTGTTGCATTAAATGGTCTTACATTGGCTAACTTTTATGATTATACTGTAACAACATTAACTAGTGGGTCAGTGACAACTACTATAATACAACTAGTATCACCAGCACAATCTGGTGACATCTTAACAGTAACATATGTTTCAATAGGTAGTTCAAATGAAATTATAAATAAAATTATTGATATATCATCACCGATTCCAAGTGGTACAACGGGTAATCAAGGTTCTAATAGTGTTTATTATAATACAACCACTAGTAAGTATGAAATCTTTGTTGATACAACACCGATTGATTCTAATGATATAATGATAACGGTCAATGGGGCCATATTAGCTAATAATATTGATTATTACCAATCAACATCTGATTTAAAACGAATCATATTAGAAGGTGGTTTAGTAGTTGGTGATATTATTAATGTTTACTATAATGGATTTACAAATTTAGTTGGTGATATAACAACACCAGTACCTACGATATCATGGTCAATATCAACACCTCCAACAAACACTGGTGGTATTTTTATTGTTGAAGTTTCTTCAGCATCAACATTTACTACTATAATTTCAAGTGCTACTACTAAGTATGCGGTTGGTGAACTTAATTATTACGCAACGATACCATTGAGTGGTGATTATGGTGATAATTTTTATTATAGAATTAAAAACGAGAAACAATATAACACATTATGTAATAGTGTTGTTAAAAGTATAAAGTATAGTGAAATCATACCAATAACATTAGGGATTAATTCAACTAAATCTTACTAATTATTTACTTTGGTGTATTTATTATTAAAATAAAAAGAAATAAAGATATTTATAAAATATGAGCTACATAATTAACAATTCAGGTGCATTTGTAAACATAAAATTAACAGACACAGGTAGAAGAAAATTAGCCGAGGGTAAATTAAACTTTACCGCTTGGGGTATTGGTGATTCTGAGTTAAATTACAACAGAGAATCGATAGTGGATAACTATCAAACCGACCCAGAATTATCTGGAACTAGTATGATACTTAGACCAGTTGATAGACAACCAAACCTAAGTTCATTTGTTAGTGTTGACGGTGTTACACCAACAAATCCATTGACAGCTAGTCAAATAAACACATTAAAAGCTATTGTGAATAATAAAGCAGCTGAAAGAGGATTCTTTAGTGCTAACACAACACATACTGAATTTAGTACATTGTTAAGTACAACATATACAGTTGATAATGGTTGTATTAGTAACTTAAATCTTACTGGTGGAACAACATTAGAAATAGGTACTGGATTTACATATAGTGTTGGTGATTATATTTTATTAAAATTAACTAACGATACTATTGGTAATTTAGGGGTAACTGGTAATACATTACCAATACCAACACTTTGGTATAAAATACAAGCAAGTGGTTCAACTTATGTTATAGTGGATAGAGAGTTACCAAACTTAAATTCATTTTCAGCAACAACATGTTTTATTATTTATCCACAAGGTGAAGTTTATAGTGCATTTGGTTCATCATCAACAATTCCTTATTGGAATTCAAATACATTATCATTTGATAGTTGTTGTTATGTGTCATGTGCTGATGTTCCAGTTTGGAATATGAATAATATTTGGTGTGAAAATCTAGCTGGTATGACTGGTAGTAGTATTAATAGTACTATAACAACACCTAATGAAAGTTATGAAAAGTTTGGTTCTTGGGAATATTTAGGACAAAAATATCCATATTTTGATTATAGTTGTTCAGTAGGTGCTAGTGGTATTACAATTGATATTTGTGATGCACCAGGTACTTCAGTATTAGATACAGTTAGTAAATCAATATCGGTTATTCATTATACGAATAACACTATTTCAAATTTCTACGGTGAATTCTTATTCGTTGACGGTGCAAATGGTAAAAATGTAAATGTTTACATGCCAGACTTGATGTACCATAGAAGAGATTATGCAACTGGTAGTGGGACAACTATGGGTATGACTTTCTTGGCTAGTGGTTCAACAAAATATATTACAAATACAGATATTGAATACATAGATTTAATTGAAGATGTGAGCTTGATACCTAGTGGTGCTACACCATTAGTTATTGGTAAAGTATTCCCACAATTAAAAGTAATCGCAATACATGATGATGAAATCGTTGCTGCAATATCTTACAAATCAAATAGAAACTGGACATTACCAGCTTTAACTGCAAGTTTATCGGCACCAACTACTTCAACTGGATTATTACCATCTCAACAATATATGTGGTTAACATATACATTTGAAAACTCAACATTGAGTGGTTTAACAACAACATTACCATGTCAGAAATATACAATTATGGCTAATAATACATCGGCTGCAAAAGATGTTGAATTTAGAATTAGTGGGATTGATTTATTACCTTATATGAGAAAAATCGAGGACCCAGCTTATGATGGTTTAGGTTTTTCAGCTAGAGAATTCAAAGTATTATACCAAATAGTTTCTGGTGGGACAAGACCATTACCAGATGCTTGGCAAGTTCATGACTTTACAAGCCCATTAATTACAGGTATATCTGGTGAAACAATTGAACCAACATTTTTAGAGACTCAAAGTCCAACATCAGCAAACTTTAAATTAGATATGCCAACAACATCTGGTGACACAACGTTTAGTATTATTAATTCATTAGGTATGGCACCGAATACAAATCCAGATATTTTACAATTTGGTGATGAAAGATTCTTCTATGGTAATATCGATACTTATATTGGTGCTAATGTATACAAAACAATATTTAAATTAAGTGTATCTGCTGATTTATTTAAGTATACATCAAATGTAACTAGAAGTTCAGACCCAAATACTAACCCATCAGTAATTAAAGTTAGTGAATGTGGTATATATGATAGTTCTGGTGAATTAGTTATGATTGGTAAATTTTCAAGACCAGTTAAATTAACACCAGGTAATACAATATTACTAGAGTTATCAATGGACTTTTAATAATTAAAAAAAAAACAATTAAAAATGGGATTTATAAATAGTGCAACAACGATTAATATAAAAGGTAAATTAACACCTAACGGTAGACAAAGATTAGCAAATGGTGCTAGCTCATTAATTACTAATTTTATATTGGGTGATTCAGATGCCAACTATAATGTTTATAGTGGATTAACATCAGGTCAAATTCCTGATTTCTCTGGTGATAATTTCGGGTTGTCATTAAATAATGGTGGTTCTGGGTATCAATTCAGAAGTGGGTTACTTTATAGAAATGGTCAAAACAAAAAACCAGTTCAATTAGCATCATCAATTATTTCTAGCACTCAAAAATCAACAGGTTATAACGTTTTATATTATAGTGGTGGTACATTAACTCAAAATATTATAAATAGAAATAATTATAATACTGATGTATTAACTAATTTATTTTACTCATTTGGTTTACCAACCGATACTAGAACTGCTGAAACATATACTGGTATTACATCAAATACAGGTGGATTTTTAGATACAGCATTAAGTGGTTTAGCATCAGAAGAAATTTTGGTAATTGGTATTGATGGTAGTCAATATGCTGAATTAATTGATGGTAAAAGTATTAACTTACAATTAACAACAACATTAGCATCGTATAACATTTATGGTACATACGAAAATAATAATTCAATGCTAACTGACCAAGACGGTAAAATAACAGACCAATCAAGATACTTACAACAATTTGGACCTAATAGATGTCTATTATTTAGTGATGGAATACAAAAACCAAATAATGATAGTTTATTAAGTTGGTCAACTGGTTATTCACTACCTAAACCATATTCCATTAATAGTAAAAGACTTTGGAATTTTAAATCTAATACGGGCTCTGGTACTGTAGCTGATAAAGCAATAGGTATTGCATACTTAGATAAAGGTTTTATAGTTATCACAGAACCAACAATCGTTAGTAACTTCCCAATAAGTGGGGCAACTTCATCAGCAACAACTTTAACGTTTAATTCAGTAATCAGTTCAATTTCACAAAAAGTGACATGTATTGCTGATAGAAACGAATTCACAGTTAGTACTAACACAACATTCTCAACTAGTGATGTACCAAGAATAACTGAAATTGGTTTGTTAGATGATGCTGGTAATCTAATTGCGATTGCAAAAACAAATAGAACTTACTATAAACCATCTGATGATATGGTTGTGTTTAATTTAACTATCGATTATTAAAATAGTATTTAGTTTTTATTTATGTATGTTATATTTAAATAAAATTAAATATAATTATGGAATCAACAAAACATACTGATAATTTCGTACTAGGTCTAGATATATCAACTAAGACTATAGGTATCGCATTATTTGAAGATTTTGGCGAACATGGAACATTAAGATTATTGCACCATGTTACACCAGTGGTTAAACCAAAGCCCGAAAGTAAAATGCAAGAATTGTTTGAAAAAGCAAAAATATTTGAAGAGGAATTCTTAAAAAAATACGAAAATGTTGGTATTAAAAAAGTTATCATTGAAGAACCATTACTAAGGTCAAATAATGTAAATACAGTTGCAACCTTATTACGATTTAACGGTATTATAAGCAAAGCTATATATGATATTCTAGGTGTTATCCCAGAATATATCTCATCATATGATTCTAGAGCTTATGCGTTTCCAGAATTAAAACAAATAAGAACACATAATAAAAAGAACGAACCTTATACTGAAAAGGAATTACTTAAAAATAATCCAGTTTTATTTGGTGGTTATGAGTGGGACATTGATAAGAAATTAGTTATTTGGGAAAAAGTATCTGAACTTGAACCACAAATAATGTGGTTACATGATAAAAATCAAAAATTAAAGAAAGAAAATTTCGATATGGCTGATAGTTACGCATGTTGTCTTGGTTATATGTACAAAGAAGGGTTGTGGTCACAAAAAACTAAATAACTCACTTTAAAATTTGGTTTTTAAATATATTGTTTGTATATTTGCAATATGGCGAATATAATAGTTAAAATTTTAGAGAACTTTTTAGGTGACCACAAAAAACACAATGAAGACAAATGTCAAGTATCATTTGATTGTCCAGCTTGTAGTTCTGATAAGTTTTTGGACCATGGTGATGGTAAAGCTAAATTAGAAATAAACTACAAAAAAGGGGTATTTAAATGTTGGGTATGTTCGTATAAAAACAACATGCATGGTCCTATTGAAAAATTAATAAGTAGATATGGTAATAAAACCAACCTACGTGATTATATATTAGTTAAACCAGAAAGTAATTATGAAGCTGAGTCTTACGAAGATAAAGTAGTTCATGTAGCACTACCAAAAGAGTTTATCCCTTTAACTAAATCTAATGGTTACGAACCAAAGTATTATTTTGCTATGAAATACCTAAAAGATAGAGGTATAACTGATGATATAATAAAAGAATTTAATATTGGGTATACCCATGAAGGTACGTATAAGAATAGAGTTATAATACCATCTTATGATGAATTCGGAGATGTTAACTTTTTTGTTGCTAGGTCATTTAGCACTAGAACATTCCCAAAGTATTTAAACCCAGAAGCTGAAAAACAATATATTATTTTCAATCACAAAAAGATAAATTTTGATGCAACCATATATTTGGTTGAAGGTCCATTTGACCATATTGTAACACCAAACTCAATACCATTGTTAGGTAAAATACTATCACATAAGATAAAACAATTATTACTTGAAAATGCTAAGGCTGATATTGTTATTTTATTAGATGATGATGCATATGAAGATGCTATTAATATTTATAAAGAATTAGACTTTGGTGAATTAAATGGTAGAGTTAAGATATGTAAACCACCACAAGGTCACGATTCATCATCAATATTTGAAAGGTTGGGTAAAAAAGGTATAATAAAATTATTGAAGAATTCTAGAAGACTTAGTGAGGAAGAAATATATTAACCTTTTGATTTATAAGTATTACCAGTTTTTTCAGCAATACCCATTGAAACTAAACTATCCCACACTCTAGCAGCATCAGTTGATTGTTTATCATCAGAATATAAAATTTTATTTTCTTTTGATAAATCTCTAATGATATACTTATACATACCTTTACCTAAACCTTTACCCTGATACTTATCGTATAAAAGCGTTTCAAAAACTTTAAAACCATCAGGTACTGGTCTTAATCTAAACGCACCCATTCTAACCCCATCATAAAACGGAATATACACCAATAGATTATTAACCATTGTTTTTTTTATTCTTATCTTAGAAGTATCAATTTCATTTTCGATACCCTCCAATAATCTTGTTTTTATAAAGTCTTTCATTTTAAATTAAAATAAGGTTTATTATATAAATATTGCAATGTAATTTAAAATTAAGTATATTTGCAATTAAATAATAAATAATCATGGCAAAAATTTGGGAAGGACCTGTATACTTAGAACCTATTGAACACGTTTACATTCATAGAGAGACAGGTGTTAAGTATACATCAGTAACAAAAGTTTTAAGTAGTGTTGAACCACATTTCGATAGTGATTCGATTGCTGAGGCAATTGTAAAGCAAGCTGATAACAATAAGCAAGAAAGGTATATCGGTATGACCAAAATTCAGATACTGGATTACTGGCAAATGCTAAATGATACTGCGAATGAATATGGTACACACGTTCACGAAACTATTGAAGAGTATTTGTTAAATGATAAGTGGTTTTTCCCTGATAATGATTTACAGAAAAAAGTTATTCAAGAGTATGAAAGAATGAAGTTTGATGAGGGTGCTACTATTTGGCCAGAAAGGATAATGTTTTCTTCTGAATACAAATTAGCTGGTACATCGGATTTAATTATTGACATTGATGATGAATTTTTTGATGTTGGTGACTGGAAAACGAATAGAGAGTTTAACTTCTTCAATAACTTTGGGTTTAAGACGCTTTTAAAGCCATTTGAGCACATGCAAGACTGTCAGTACTCAATATATTCATTACAGCTAAGCACATACGCTCTAATGTACGAAATGGAGTTCCCACATAGAAAGTGTAGACA